AAGTATCACCGCCGTCGTAGCCAAGCTGACCCCCGCACAGGTCAGGTTCGTGTTCCTTCACGAAGTGCTGCACTGTTTGTTGCGGCACTTCTTCAGACTACCGCATAACCTTCTGGGCAACGCGGCTGGCGACTACGAGATCAACCTCATGCTCGACGGGGTGGTAGGGACCGAGCGTCCCGACAAAGCCCTGTTCGACCGTCGCTTCAAGGGTATGCCCTGCGAACAGATCTACCTCATCCTCCAGCAGGAGCAGCAGACCCCGCCACCGCCACCGCCGCCACCGCCGCCACCGCCCCCAGAGGGCGAGGGCGAGGGCGATGACACGCAGCCCACAGACGGCAAGGGCAAGGGCAAGGGTAAGGGCAACGACACGCAGCCCACCGACGGCGAGGGCGAGGGCGAGGGTGAGGGCACGCAGCCCACGGACGGCACGGGCAAGGGCAAGGGCACGGGCAAGGGCAAACCAGAGCCCACCGATGGCGGTGGGTGCGGTGGGTTCGAGGCACCAGACCCAGAGGACCCCGACTCGACCAGCCCTGAGAAGCTGGACGAGGAGTGGCGCGAGGAGCTCATCAAGTCGAAGATCATCCAGTCGAGCTTGGAGCGTGGTGCGATACCCGCCTCGGCCCAACGGGAGATCGACCGGATCAATAGCGTCCGCATCGATTGGCGCACCGCCATGACGGAGTTCGTGCGGCAGCTACCATCCAGCCGCAACGACTGGACCCGCAGCGCACGGCGTCATGCCCTCGCCCCGACTATCGTACCACGCCGCAAGCGTGACGAGGTTGGTCTGGTGGTCTACGTCCGCGACACCAGCGGTTCAGTGGACGACAAGCTGCTGGCCGAGTTCACGGGCCTGATCAGTCAGGCCTGCGAGAACACGGGCGGTGATGCCATCGTCCTCGACGCCGACGCGGCAGTGCAAGCAGAGCACCGCGTCACTCGCGGGGATGTTATCCCCATCAAGGGCGCGGGCGGTGGGGGTACGGACTTCCGCCCCGCGTTCGCTCGGGTGCAGGAGTTGATCGACGAGGGCGAGAACATCGCCGGGGTGGTGTACCTCACCGACCTCGACGGCACGGAGCCCTCGGCGGAAGCGGTCACGGTGCCAGTGCTCTGGCTCTGCACCAACGATCAGGTAGCCACCACAGGCACGACCGTGCGGGTCTACCTGTGAAGGAAGGACAGCCCACTAGCGACATGTCGCTAGTGGGATGTTCCCTCCATCCCGTCAGCCCTAAGAGCTGGCGGGATGCAGGGAGCAACACGCTCCACTAAAACAAAACAAAAACATGAAACATATACAGTCAGTGACATACTTAGTTCATACCGTTGGATTGTATGGATACTACGCAAGGGGTGATAGCCTACTGCTTGCTGCACAGAACCTCCTCAAGACCGGAGCAAAGAAGCGCGACATCATAGCGGTGGTCGTAGTTCTCGGAGACCCCAAGGCATTCATCGACACGTTTGGGTATATTAATTACGGCGGGGCGGAAGCCCCCGAGGCTTGGTATATCCCTGCTATGATCACGGGCACTTTGGGTAGCCTGTTGAAGGCCAACTCGGGGGTACGCAAATGAGCCCCGAGGTAGACCCAGAGACCGAGGCTCGTCAGAGCCCGACATGCCAGTGCTGCGACCAGCCCAAGGACTTTGGTCTGGTGGTATGCTGGTCATGCTTCAAGCACGTCACTCCCTCGGGAGTAATCCCCCTGAAGAACTCCGGCATGGAGTACGGGGCTTGGTTAGCAATCGCCCGTTAATATATCACCATGAATAAAACATACTATGACCCGTCAGTGGTAGCTCTCCTCAATACGCTAGGTTGGACAGATTGGAATCCGGTTCCGCCGGTTTGCCCTCCGCTCAGGTCTTACGACGCCATCCGCAACCAGAAGTACCCGACGATGTACTTCCGGGGGCTCAACCAAGCCCGTCGCGGGTTTGCTAAACCCGACGAGGCCCGGTTCGTAATCGTGTGCGACCACAAGGACGCCCGCTTCCATGATGCCATACCCTCCCACACCATCGATGTCCGGCTCAAGGGATGGGAGAAGAAGTGTACCAGAGCGGTCTCCACGATAGCGTTCTCCCTCTACACGCTCGCGAACAAGCACATGGAGCGCGACATGAGGCAAGTCGCTATCGCCAAGCGGAAGGCTGTGTCCCGGTCCGAGTTGCTTGCCCCCCACCAGATAGACGAGGAGGATTTCCGGAAGGTATGTGACGTCACATACGACTACACGACCGGGGAAGTCCAACAGGTCAACACCCTCAGGGTTACCATCCAGCAGGATATGAGCACCGGACTGGACGAGGCTACGGTACGGACAATCCGCACCCTGATTGACTGGTCCAAGAATCGTAACGGGCTTGCCCCGTAAGTTGACAGTGTCACTCACGCCTAGCACCCTAGGCGTGAGATAATTTCCTCAGATCGTTCATGGGTCTGAGGCGTGTTCCCCCCCGTTTGTTTGCCGAGTAATCGGCGAGCAAGCGGGGGGTTTTTTTCGTTTTCGCTTGCTCAATTAAAGAAATAGTTTTTGTTTCCCCCATTCCTCCCCATCTAGCTATGAAATATTTTCACGGCAGTCCTTCCGCCATGGGCACGGTAATCGCCCATCCCGCCAAGAATTTCACCGAGCTTGTTGACCAAGCCGTCCGACAACCCGAAGCCTTGGTGCTCACCCGAGCCGAGTTGTGGGCTCTGTCCGAGCCCGAGCAGAACAAAGCCAAGGCCAGCGACTACCTTGTGCCTGCGACTTTTCGGTCCTCGCCCAGTCCCCGGCAAACCGGGCAGGCGTTGGTTTGTAATCTGATCTTCCTCGACATCGACGACACCGCAGAAGCCTCCCGGCTCCTGACCGTGGGGTTCGACATCCTGCTCGGCGAACTCGCCGCCGTGGTCTGGCGCACTGCACGCTCCACGTTCGAGGCTCCTCGACTGCGCGTCATGGTTAGCTGCGAGAGCATACCCGTGGCCCGCTACAGCGAAGCGGTCAACGTCCTGTGCGCCCTGCTAGGCATGATGCATGGGGCGAATCGCGAGAGCAAAGTTTCCGTCCAGCCGATGTACCTGCCCGTGGCGTACAAGGGCGACAACCCCGAGCCCTTGGTTCACGACAACCCAAAGGGTACGAACTTTATTCTGGGCAACTCGGTGGAGGATGTGACCTCAACTCTCGCGCCAGCCAACCCCAAGTCAGACCCGACGATAGGCAACCTAGAATACCTCCGTCTGCCCATGGAGGGGATACAGGCTAGCGACATAGCCGATGCCCTCACCCGGATAGACGCTGACTGTTCGATGCAGGACTGGATCGAAGTCGGCATGGGCCTCAAGCATCAGTTCGGTGAGCAAGGATACACGATGTGGGACGAGTGGTCCACGACCGGGGATAAGTACGTTGACGAAAGCGAGACTCGCACCCGGTGGGATTCGTTCACGGGCCAACCGAAGGACCGGGCTCCGGTGACAATCCGTTCCGTGATTCGCTTGGCTACCGCTAATGGTTGGTCTAGCCGCGCCCTTACGACCCGGCTGTTCGACTCCGCTCGCGAGTGGATTGCCTCACCCGTGCGCTCGGCAGAGGAGCTCATCGATCAGGGAGCCAAACGAATCGCCAAGTTATCTGCGGTGGTAGGACACTTGGAGACCAAGATCCTAATCACCGGGCTATACAAAGCCACTCGCAAGAACGGGCTGGACGGTGCCTCGGTGCTTGACCTGACCAAGGAAGTTAAGCGTCTGGCGAGTGAGTCCCATCGTCTCAACAGCGTGGTCCCACTCTGGACCAAGGGTGTCGTCTATCTGACGGCACCCAACGTATTCTTCCGCTTCGGAGACAACCGCAAGATGCGGCCTGAGTGTGTGGATCTTATCTACCGTAGTCCCAACCCGGAGATGAAGGCCAAGGAATATCTAATCCACGAAATCAATATCCCTGTCGTAGAGAATATCCGCTACAACCCATCGACCTCGAAGCGGCTCTTTGTGGACGGCGGTTGTCCCTACATCAACACCTACCGCACCAGCTACGTAGCCGCCGATCAATCACAGGCGGCGGAGGCTGGGGCCATGTGCATGACGCACCTCGATTATCTGGTGACCAAAGACTGGGCCATACAGACCATGGATTTCATGGCCTATCTGGTGCAGCATCCCGGTAAAAAGATTCGCTTCTGCTTGGCTATACAGTCCGGGTTGGGTGCAGGCAAAGGATTACTAGCCCAGATGGTAACCACCATGCTCGGTCAGACCAACGTCGGTCGGGTCGCAGCTTACCATATCGTCGATGGTATCCACAATTCGTGGGCCACTGGAAACCAAGTCAATGTCGTGGACGAGGTGAGAATAGTAGGAACCAACCGACACAAGGCCATGGACCGCATGAAGCCGCACATCAGTGACAGTGTTATCTCGGTGCGTAATATGTATGAGCCCGTGCAGAGCGTTCCTAATATAACCAACTATATAATCTTCACGAACTACCACGACGCACTGGCCGTTCACCGCGATGACCGCAGATACTTTTATATCCGGTCTCCTTTGCAGACCGAAGCGGATATTGTTCGGCTCGGTGGGGCAGGGTACTTCACGGCGTGCTACGACCTGTGCGATTCCCACGCTGGTGGGCTGCGTGCCTTCGCGGAGAACTGGAAGATCTCAGCCGACTTCAACGCGAATGGTCGCGCCCCGGTCACTCCATTCCTGAAGGAGCTCGCGGAACAGACTGCCACTCCGCTGTTCATGGCAGTGAGCGACGCCATCCAAGATGCAGTGAACCCACTCGTGCGTCATGATCTGGTGTCGGTCTCGGCCTTGAGGGCGGTGCTACCCAACGACCGGCTCTCGCAGTACTCTGACCAAGCTCTGTCCTCCATCCTGCGTGAGCTAAACTACGAGGTAGCTGGACGGCACACTCTCGATGGGGCTCGTCATTCCCTGTATCGCCGAGCCCTCGACGGGGACGCCGCCAAGATGGCTCAGTTGCGGATGGATTTATTTTAAGAATGCTCTCGACATGAATACTAAACCTGTTTCTGTACCGCCCATGCACGTCACTCAATTGCTCCTGCCCCTGTCCCTGCCCCTCTCTTGGTCCGGTCAATCCCTCGGGCTGGAGGCCCGACTCCAGTTCTCCAACCAGAGACTAGGAGAGCAAGTCATCGAGCTGGAGGCTCGGCTCCGGGAGTCCGAAGAGAAACTTTTCTACGTGATGGCGCAGCTCGCCCTCATAAACGATAACCTGAATGGGAATAACTAAGGAGATATATGACTGACATTGATAAACTCGTCGCGGCAATCGACCGCCTGACCCAAGTCCTCTCGGTAGCCGAAGGCACAGTGGCTACCCATACGGCAGAGTTCGAGGCCCCGGCCCCGGCCCCCGTCCCCACTGTCGCGGTCCCAAAGGCAGTGGTGGCAGGGGATGAGAAACCTACCATTACCGTCAACGATCTGCGTAATCTGGCGCAGGCTTTGCTGGACAAAGGTAAGCTGGCATCTATCCAAAAGATAAATGCCGACCACGGGATCAAGCGTCTGTCGGAGGCAACTTCCGCACAGATTAATTCGATCCACCAAGCCCTCACGGCTGCGCTCGAATGAGTCGGTTAAACTTAGGCCCGTCTGCTGCCCACCGCTGGTCCGTCTGCACGGCCAGCCCGCAATTCCTAGTAGACCACGCATCCGAGTTACCCCCGGATGGTGGGGTCTTTGCTGACGAGGGTACGAAAGCGCACAGCTACGCGAGTAGTCTGCTGCTGGACTTCCCGGTCACGGATATGCCCCCCGAGATGGCCGTCCATGTGGGAGCATACGTGGACTACGTCCGCAGCCAGAAGACTCAGAAGGGAGCTGTCATGCGGGTCGAGAAGAAGGTCGGGCTGTTCTATCTACCAGAGCGTAATGGTATCGTGGACACGATCATCATGCACCCGGATGGGGTTAAGATTATCGACCTCAAGTACGGCATCGGCGTCAGTGTTGCAGCAGCCTACAATACCCAGCTAGCAATCTACGCCGAGTCGGTCCTGCGCGAATGGGAAGCGGTCAGCGACATCCCGGACGACTTCAGTGTCCAGCTCACCATCTTCCAACCGCGAGACCGGAGCAACCCCGAGCCTGTCCGGACATGGATGCTGACCCGCAAGGAACTGCGTAACTACACCCAGACTCTCGGCGACATGGCTGAGATCATCCTCGCTGGGCGTGGGGAGTTTGTCCCCACCGACTCAGCTTGTAAGTTCTGCACGGCCAAGGGCATCTGTGCAGCCTATGCCTCCCAAGGGCTGGTGGCTCTGCCCGAGCAAGCGCGGGTCATCGACCTACCAAGCATCGACACGCTCACTCGCGAGCAGCGCATACGTGTGCTGCTGCTCAAACGTAAGTTGGTGGACTGGATGGAGGCACTGGAGGATCAGGAGAAAGCAGACCTGACCAAGGGTGAGCCGTCCATGGGTTTCAAGTTGGTGGAGGGTAAGTCGAACCGCACTTGGGATAACCCTGCTAAGGCCATGCAACTTCTATCGGTTCATCTGACGATGGAACAGATACGCCCACCGTCCGATATCGTAAGTCCTGCGGGTGCCGAGCGTGCCCTGAAGGGAATCACTCTGTCCTCGAAATTCAAAAACCGTTTTGAGGATCTAATCGTTAGGCCCGAGGGAAAGCCTACCCTCGTTTTGGAGTCAGATAATAGGCCGTCGCTAAATACTAAACTCGAACCACTGGAGAAATTACAATGAACGAAGTGAATGTTACGTTAAACAATGTCCGTCTAAGCTTTCCCGCACTGTGGGAACCCAAGCAGGGACCGGATGCCAACTCGAAGGCTTGTTATCAGGCGGCTTTCATCCTCGATAAGAAGGCCAATGCTGACGAGATCAAGGCCCTCCAAAATGCTTTGGCTGTCGTCGTGCGCGAGTCCTTCAAGAACAAGGTTCCACCCAAGGTTTGCCTTCGCGATGGAGCGGAGAAGGAGACCGATGGGTACGGACCCGGTGTCATGTTCATCAACGCCCGCTCAGACAAGAGGCCGGGAGTAGTCAACCGGGACATGACTCCCCTCACCAAGGACGATAACAAACCATATGCCGGATGCTACGTTAACGCTACGGTCCGCATCTGGGCGCAGGATAATCAATACGGCAAGCGCATCAACGCTGCTCTCCGCGCCGTGCAGTTTGTGAAGGACGGTAAAGCCTTTGGTGAAGGCAACATCGATGTGAACAAGGAGTTCGCCGCTCTGCCCGAAGACGACGTTCTGTAATCCGATAACCCCTCCCCACCCTGCCTAGTGCAGGGTGGGAATATGGGCTTATAGCTCAACGGTTAGAGCTTTGGTTCAGGGTTCGAATCCCTGTAGGCCCACCATTCTATGAACGTATACCTAGACTTCGAGACCCGGTCCAGAGCCGACCTCCCCACCGTGGGAGCTTACCGCTATGCCTGCGACCCTAGCACCGAGGTACTCATGGCCGCAGTCACCGCCGGGGGGGAGGACAGCCCCGTTCACTTGTGGGTCAACCCCAAGTACGAAACCGAGGGCATGGTATCGGACCCCAAGGCTTTGGAGTTACTCAGCAAGGCCGACTTGGTGTACGCCCACAACGCACCCTTCGAGCACGCCATCGTATGGGGTACTAAGTTTGCGGATATACGCATCGACCAGTGGAGATGCACTGCTGCCATGGCACGCATGGCTGGTCTGCCCGACTCACTCGCCAAGTGTGCAGAGGCGTTAGGGCTACCCGAGACGAAGGACGCCAAGGGTAAAGCCCTGATCCGGTTGTTCTGTATCCTAGACCCGGAGACCACTAGCTTTGCCGAGCCCAAGGAGAACGTAGACCGCTGGCAACGGTTCGGTCAGTACTGCCGACAGGATGTGGTGGTCGAGAAGGCTATCCATCAGCAGCTCGTTAAGAGTTTTGACCTGACCGACGCTAACCTAGCCGACTTCCAGTTCACTCTTCGCATGAACCTAGCTGGCATACCAGTAAACTCCGACGCTCTGGATGCAGCCGACGATATGGTTTACACGGTCTCCACTAAGGCGAAGAAAGAGTTCCGTAACTTAACCGGGTTCACTATCACGCAGAGGGCCAAGGTGATGGAATGGCTGAAGTTTAATGGGGTAGTCCTAGATAATATGCAGGCGGCTACGATAGAGGCATTGCCCCGTGACGGTCTCAACCCCAAAGCCAAGAGGGGTCTGGAGTTGTACTCACAACTCAATTACGCAGCCATAAAGAAGATCGCATCCATGAGGGCGTGGGTTTGCACCGACCAGAGGATGCGAGGAGTCTTCAAGTACTATGGTGCTGGCACGGGTCGATGGTCTGCTGGTGGTCCCCAGATTCAGAACGCGAAGAAGGCAACCTACGCGATGCGTCCGGTCACGGAAGCAGCGTATAACTATCTCTGCAATGGCGGGACTCCCGAAGGCATCGAGGCAGTCTATGGGGAATGCCTAGAGGTCTTGGCCTCCTCGATTCGTCACTTCGTCCACGCGGAACATCCCCTGCTGGATGCGGACTACAACGCCATCGAGGCACGCATCGCCTGCTGGGTATCCGGTGAGGAGCAGGCACTCAAGGACTACGCTCGCGGGGCTGACCGGTACCGTACCATGGCTGCTAAGATCTACGGGGTAAGCGAGGAGCGGGTTACTCCTGACCAGCGTGCTCTCGGTAAGGTAGCCATACTCGGGCTAGGCTACGGGATGGGAGCGGATAAATTCCATTCCTCATGCCGCGATCTGTACGGCATTAACATAGATCTTACGATGGCTGAACAAGCCAAGGTTACCTTCCGCACCCAGCATCCCCGTTTGACTGCGCTATGGTACAATCTCGATAGGAATATCCGGGCTGCTATCGGCAACCCCAAAGTTATCTATGCTCCTTGTTCCTATCTAAAGCTATGGACCGAGTGGACCGCAGGGATGCTATATCTTCGGGTCCAGCTACCCTCTGGACGTAAGCTAGCCTATCCGTCACCGCTCATAGAGAACGGGGATATAACCTACTGGGGTGCCGTCCTTGCCACCACCCAATGGGGTAGGGTGAAGATGTACGGTGCGAAGATGTTCGAGAACATCTGCCAAGCTATCGCCGCAGATATCATGGCTCATGGAGCAATCAACGCCGAGTCGAAGGGTATGATGCCCTTTGCCCTGATCCACGATCAAGCCCTAGCCGTACAAGACTCCGGTCAATCACCCGAGTCCTTTGCTCAGGCTCTTTCTCAAGTGCCCTCTTGGGCCACCGGACTACCTCTGAAAGTGGAAGCTAAAGTTGCACCCTACTATTCCAAATGAACATACCAAATAAGTATCAGATATTTGATTACCCAATAGAGATATCCGACAAGGACTACGCTCGTCTCCGTCCGGGTTTGAGCGGGTGGAATAAACTCAACTCCATATTCCTAGAGGGTGTAACGGAGGGGGATCTCCTGCGCTTGGTGACCATCGAGCTTATGCATCAACACCGTAAGGTTATCCTGAGCCGACTGCTGGGAAGACTGAGCAAGGTGCAGCGTGCAAAGTACAACCGGAAAATGAAAGCTACCCGGTGAGCGAATCTAAACTAGAGTCTCAGGTCGTTAAGCTGTGTGGCACGTTGGGCTTGTTGACCTACAAGTTCTCTTCCCCCTCACAGCGGGGAGTACCGGACCGCGTTATCATGGGTGGGGGTAGAGTCTTTTTCTTGGAACTCAAAAAGGCTGGATGCAAACCTACCGCGTTGCAGAAGCGGGAGCTTAAGCGGATTACCCAAGCGGGAATCCCCTCGGGTTGGGCTGATAACTTTAACGAAGCTGCCCAGATAATTCTGCATTACTTTCAGGACGCCTGATGCAAATAACTCTGGAACCCTATCAGGAGTCTATGCGGGACTTCCTTCTGTCCAAGGAGCGGGCTTACTGCTGCGTTGGTTTGGGCTTGGGTAAGACCTCGTCCACGCTAGCCGCTCTGCAAGAACTGTTCGTCAATGGGGAGTGTCGTTCCGCCTTGGTGGTCGCTCCCTTGCGAGTGGCGAAGATGACATGGCCAAACGAAATCGCCAAGTGGGACGAGTTTAGATGGATGAAGATAGAGCATCTCCGTAACGACCCTCCCTCGGGTAATGCCCAGATATACACCATAAACTATGAGCGGCTGGACCGGCTAACCGATTTGAGTTTCTGCGATGTGGTTATCTTCGACGAGATAACGAGAGCCAAGAACCCGAAGAGTAAACGCATCAAGGCTATTACGCCGCTCTTGCAGCACCATCGCAGGTGGGGACTCACCGGTACGCCCCGGCCCAACTCGCTGCTGGAACTCTTCGGTCAGGTACGCTTGCTCGATGACGGGCGCAGGCTGAGTCCCTCATTCACCCGGTTCCGTGATTCCTATTTCTACCCAACCGATTACATGCGCTACAACTGGGTACCCCAAGCGGGGGCAGAGCAGAAGGTGTACGCCAAGATTTCCGACCTGACCCTGACCCTTCGCAGCAGCGACTACCTAGACATCAAGGACACCATCGTGGAGGACATAGAGGTAGCCCTGCCAGACTGCGTGAAAGAGGACTACCGGGAACTGGAGAGAGAATTCCTAATCAACGTACCGAGCGGCGGGGAGGTGGTCGCTCGCAATGCCGCCGTGCTGGTAGGTAAGCTCCTACAGATATGCGGGGGCACGGTCTATACCGATACTGGGGAAGTAGAGGAGTTGCACGACTCCAAGATTAAAGCCCTGCGTAAACTCCTAACCGAGTTGGACGAGCCCGCGATAGTCGCCTGCCAGTACATCCACGAACGCGAGCGCATCTGCCGGGAGATCCCCGACTGCGTGGACGCCAGTAAGTTCAAGGGCGATATCGAAACCGAATGGAACTCAGGCAAGATTAAAACCCTCGTCGCCGATCCCCGTAGCCTAGGACACGGACTCAACTTACAGGGTGGAGGACGAGTCATCGTATGGTTCTCCCCAACGTGGAGCCGGGAACTCTACGACCAGTTTAACGCTCGCGTGATCCGTAAGGGCCAAGGTCTACAGCCCCTAATCTACCGGATACTTTGCCCCGCTACCATTGACGACGCCGTGATAGAATCCCTGCGCGAGAAGGGCGAGGGCCAGCAGGCCATGCTACGAATCATGTCCAACTACAAGGCCATCAAGTCATGAGTGCCGTGCCTATGTTTCTGTTGCAGGCCATACTCATGGTAGAGAGCTCGGGGAATAACCGAGCCGTGGGGAAAGGCGGGGAACTAGGCTGCATGCAGATAAGTGCGATAGCGAAGCGGGACATTTTACGCATCGCTAAGGATACGCCGAGTAACCGCTTTGACCGGGAGCAATCTATGGCCATGGCCAGAGTGTATCTGGGGCACTACGTCACTCGGGAGCGGCTAGGCCGGGAACCGACCCTTAGGGACTATGCTCTGGTATGGCATCACGGTCCCAAGGGATGGACGAGGGTGGGTTATAGCGCGTACTGGGACCGGGTCATGGGCTACCTATGAGGTTAGCACTGCTAAGAACTACCTACCGGATATTCCTTCTAAGATTACGCTCTACGGTAGCCCTAGCTTGAGCCCATATCAGTTGATTCCTATCCGGGTCTTCAAGCATCCTCCCGGTATCCCCGCGCAATAGCCCGGTGTTTTCTAGGCGGTCCCACTCCCTCTCCTTCTGGCTTTGGTCGGTTATCCCAGATATCTGAACAGCTATCTCCATAGCCCTGTCTTCGGAGTCGAGTTCTCGGAGCATTGCATCAGTACCAGTCAGACCCCTTAAGTCTTTACGGTTTTGTTCCGTGATTAACGCCGCCAGTTTTCTAAACTCCCTAGGGTTTTCACCCTTTAGGGTAACCCATTCGGCAGTCTGTTGCGACTCTGTTAGACTCTGTAACGCCTCCAATCGGTCTCTAACGGAGAGTTTTTCTTCCTTATTTGCTGGGGTATAAACATCCCTAAGCAGCCCTATCTTGGTTTGGGTACTTACGGATAGGTTATCCAATAGCTCTGATTGCGGCCTATTCACCACTTGTAAGTACTCCTGCATTTTCAACCACACTCGATACCTCTGCTGCTCATAATTGTTGTAAGCCACATCTTTGCTTTTATCGGTAGCGTCCTTGGCCTTTCTGGCCGTAGAGAAATCGTTAGCTGCTTCGCGCATCTCCTCGCTCAGAGAACTCCCTTTGTATCTCGCCGCTGTCTTTACGTCCATGCGGTTAATTCTCAAACCTCCCAGTCGGGCATTAAGGTCGTCTATTTTGTATACCTCGCCGTTTGGTCCTACTTCCTCATTTAAAGCCTTTATATATTTTCCAGCTACCGGAATAAATTTAGGAACTATGTTCTTAAATCCGTGGATAATGTACCTCTCCACTAACTGCTGACGGGCTATGGATGTCTCTTGGTCTTTTGGACTCATTTTTGAGACATCGTATAATCCCCCGCGATTTTCAGTGTACACTTTTCTTCCGTAAGAGTCTCTCCCGGTTGCAGCCTCCATCATTGGCCCTAGGAGTAAACCTCCGTCGTCGGATATAAAGGTATCCACTAAGCTGTCATAAAAACTCCCGGTAGTCTCTTGGAAGGTTTTACCCGCGAGGGCGTCAGCTATGGCCTTACCCATAACCGCTTGGGGGTTCAGATAGCTTTGATTGGCGTATGCTATCTCATCGCTATTAACATCCGTGTATACCAGAGGGGAATTTTTACTCCACGAAGGCATAAGATACCGCGATGATTTTTCCTGATCATCTGACAATCCTTGTTTCTTACTGATGGCGGCAGCTATGGCTATTGAGCCATACATGGTCCCGAGGAAAAAGCTAATTCGCTTCACCCCAATGGCGGCTAGTTTTTTATTACCCGTTTTGACTCCCTCGGCTATCTCAGCTTTGGCTCTACCTACGGTGTTATAGGGGTTACGAAGGAATGCCTCGTAGCTGAAAGATACGAAAGGGGGTAAAAGACCGGCGGTAGAAAGCACTCTGATTAACTCGGGAACCTCCGCACGGTTAGGGTAGTTCTCTCGTACTATGGTAGCAGCTTTCTTATACACATCAAGACGCTCTATCGTGGTGAGTTGCTCGGGTGGTTTATTGTACAGGGCATCTGAGTATTTATTTACCTCGGCGTAGAATCCTACCAACCTCGGAATCTCCTCTACCATTGAATAACCTTTTAATACCCCGGATCCTACTTTCCTAACGACCTTAGTCGCTGGGAATAAGACCGAGTTAGAAGCCCTACCCATGTTACTGTATGCGCTTTTCTTAAAAGTCTCTATTATCTCTTGAGCATTAACTCCCGGTCCAAGTATCCCTTCCCGGATAAAAAATGGAATGTCGTTACTCAGAGTCCCGGTTACGGGGAGTACATCGCTGAAACTTAGCTTCAAAGCGGTGCCTATTTTGCTTGGGTTGAGTATCGCTGTAACCGCTGACCCTTGAGCCAATACCGCAACAACGGAAGCTAACCCGTTAGGCGAAACGCTTTCCGGATTAAATGCCGTGTTAGCTAGCCTCATCATCCCGGTGGTGCTGGCCAAGATTCTAACCAAGGCGGAATTTTTACCGTAGGAACTTAAAGTTCTAAGAGCATCAGAGACTTCCGGAGTGGTATAAAGGGTGTCTAGTGGTCCAATGTTTGCCTCGCTAGCCTGTAGGGGAACACCTGAGACAGCGTCTACTACCTGACCCTTCTGAATTACCCAAGTCCTTGACTGCTTCTTTTTATCCGTATAATTTCCGGTAGAACCTTCAGACTTTGGGTTCAGGTCAGCGGATATACTGGTAAGTTTTACTGTGTACGTATCATTTGGAATTTTTGAGAATAGTTTAAGAGCCTCCCCAACCTCCGCCATTTTACTCTGGGTTATTGAGGCACCTAGGAAATGGGCCAAGCGGTCAACCGTATAGCCTGCGGCGACTATGGGGTCATCAACCCTACCCATGTACTTAGATACGGTATCGGATAGATTCTTACGTGGTTTAAAGATGCTTCCGTCTGTGCGAGCGTAACCATTACCCATGGCCAGATTAGCCCCCTTAGGAGCTAGGGCGGAACCTTGCCCCTTTGCCACAATATCGATGGCAAATTTTAAACCCTCAATCTCCAGCTCATTGGTGGGCTCTTTTCTACCCTCGGCTTTAGCCTGAGCTACGTATTCGTCGATTACCTTACTGCGTAGTTTGGGATCCGGTTTGAACTCCGGGTTGGTGAATAACTCATAAACTCGGGTTAGGTATTTCCCGTTGTTGAATAGAATAATTGTTTCTAAATCACTTCCGGGTTTGGCGTATCCTCGACCTATAAGGTCTAGACTAAAGTCATTGATCTCAGTTCTGACTATTTTTACTAGGCTCTGGAGTTTACGATCCGCAATCAAGGCTGGGCTACCCCCGTTACCCAAGTGAGCCATAGCGGTACTCCAATCCGCATTCGGTACCTTACCGCGCATACCCTCAAGAGCGTTCAACGACTGAATGGCTTTGTAAGCTAACGCAGCCGTTTCATTGGACTGACTCTTCATGACCGTTTGAAGTTCCCCCAAGACCCCCTTGGTAAATAGGACAAAATTGTCGGCCCCACCGAAAGATTCCTTACGCATACTTTCGGAAAGTAGCCCGAGGGGTATCTTAGCCTTAGTTATACCGTCAAAGACTTTACCGCGTAGATACTTGCTACCCAAGGAAGCCCCGAACAGACCCCACGTAATACCGTTGACCACCTTATCCTCCGTTGAAGCATCAGGGTCTTGGTTGTACCCGGCAGCAAACCCGACCGTACCACCTGCTACGGATTGCCCTAAGCTACTCAGCAAATTAATATTGATTCCCCCCCGGTCTCGGGCACTTGGGAAACTTCCTCGTGGTTTAGCGGATGTAGGTTGTGGGGATCCGCTGGCGATCACATCCATTTCGGCATCTAGCACGGGATCCCCTGTTTTAACGAATCTTATGGGCAGTAGATCTGTTTTTTGCGGGGCAAATATAACGTCACTAGGATTATTTTTATTCCGTACCGCATTCGGTCCCATATTAACGTAGCTATTTTGTCCCCGAGTTTCCGTCATCAGAGCCCAACGCGCCCATGGGGAGCGGGTCATAGCCATGTGATTTCTAGCCGCAGCCTCTTCTCCCAACACGCCGAATTGTACTGGACTGAGAGTGTGCGCGTAGTAATCGTGAGCTGCACGGAGGATGTCGTTGTTCAGCATTTTCTCCCCGTTTGCATCCACTCTTCCGGAGGGTTCTAATAAGGGATGATTTTTATAGACAACCCCCGGAGGGCCAAATGAGGCGGGCTCTGTTTTATAGATATACAGATGGTTGTTACCTAGTACGTCCTCCCTCATTGCTGCACTGTTCGGGTACGGGTTTGCCCCCTTTGGGTAAAATTCTATTACCGCAGGTATGGAATCAAATTGCTCAATTAACTCGGTGGTTAATTCCTGATAAGCTCGTCTTACTGACGGGTTCTCTAGGTTATTATCTTTTAACTTTTCGTACTCCCTCGCTATCTCTGTCTGGAACTCCTTTTGTTCGGGGGTTAATTCCTTGGCTTGGGCAACAGGCTCTATTTTTCTCAACGCTAATCGCGTAGCTATTCTATGCGCGGTTGAATTTGGGATATTAGAGGGGACGGGAACACTACTTGGAACTGCGGGGAAAGGGATTTTTCCGGCACCATACGCCCAGAGTCTGCGGGTTTCTTCGCTAGCTGGGCCAAATAATTTGGAAATGTTTTTCTCGGCATCTCGGAACTGTAGGATTTGTTTTTCATTTGCTAAATTATCAACAAAATATGTTTCTAACTTACCCTTGGCAACAGTAAACCCTTTAAACCCTGAGTTACTTGCTAGGTAAGCAATATCAGCAGGCGATAGTTTAGGTACATTCCATGTGTAAACTAGGGTATTGAAAGACCCGTCAGGATAAATTTCCCCCACTGAACCTTTGGCTTCACCCAGAACATGTACCTCTTGTTGTTTAAAGTTTTTTGAGAAACGAGAGAGGGCGGTCAATACCACAGGTAGATCGCTACCATCAAAGGTAATCCCCAAGCCTAAGGAAGCTTCTAAGCTCTGGCCGTATAAACCCGTGGATGGTTTATAATTTATCTTAGCCGATTTTATATCCTTAAAAAGATACTTAATAGAATCCCGAGCAATGTTGCTCAATAGATGGCTCGCAACTCTATCCCCCGAATTAACCTCGGCAACAAGTTTGGATATGCCGGGTATCTCGCTAGTGGAGGCTGATAGGCGTACTTCGATATCTTTTGAGGTACTATCTATGGAGGGTAGCTTGTTTGCCCCCTCTAATGCGGGTGTGCTTTCTAATTTTAACCGCTCGGATCTCGTAACCATCTGGTCAAATACCAGTTTCATCTTAGGCGAAACTTTTATGTCTATAGCACTACCAACGAGTGTTTGGTAAATCCCACTTAACCAATCCGCGAATTTGGAGAACACGCTTTGGAGCCCTTCAGTGGGAGCTTTCCCATCCCGCAGGTACTTCTCGAATCCCCGAGCGAACTTTTCATCCGCAGATTTATCCCAAACGCCTTTCTTTGCTCCAGACCAAGTTTCGGCGTAAGATATGTCCGAGTCGGTGATACCAGCACGCTGCTCGGGTTTTAGGTTACGGTCTAGAAGTTGTCGGCGGGCAACATGCGCAATCTCATGAGCAGCCGTAGATACATCGGCACTTTCAAAACCCCGTATTATAGCTTTACCATCCGAGGTAAGTTCGTAAGCACCCTTTGTTCCCTGCCGCAAAACGGTTCCCTCACTAGGGGACATTCCCTCACCCACTAATGGGGAGTCTCCTCTTAGCCGCCTAGCCATTTCCACACCAGATGATGTGTACTCTGCCCCGGTGGCTTGACCGAGTATCCCATAGAATTGTTTTTCAGCATCCCACATCATTTCTTGGATCTGTGCTGGTTCAACCCCCAGTTCTTTTGCCACTTTACCCCACGCCTCATCTAGGATGACTCTTTTGTTTCGGCCCACAGTGGTTGTGGCCCACGGTATTCCGGTATTAGGCTCCCCGAAATAGCGAGACATGGTACGTGCAACCCACATGTCCTTGGTGATAGTACTTAAGTTCTGCCAACGATTTAGTATGTAACTTCCGAGCTTCGGATTATTACCCAAAGTGAAAACCCCGAAGGTTTCCCCGTTTTTGTTAAGATACTCATGGGGTTTTAAAGAGTTTGCGGCCTTGGGACCAATAACCTCAGTAATCTCTGGCCATGTGTGCTGGCTTCCCAACCACTCCATGGTAGAGTCAAGGTTCCCTTTAAAGTGATCCATTACGCTATTAAATCTTTCTAACCCAGACACGTTGTATGTTCTGGATACTTGGGATTTTCTTGAGCTATCGAATTTTTGTGGGTTTCCTCTAGATACAAATGTATCCGCTCCCGTTTTAGAATCCACGTATACCGGTATAGGAGCTTTGCCTACGGCGGGTGCTTGGTATATCGGTTTTGGTTTGTCGGTATACCCCGTTGCCCGACCAGTACGCATGTACTCGTCAAACACGCGCATTCCCATAGCGGTATCAAAGGATGGGTTGGATTGCCCCGAACCAAACGCCGAAAGAAGGTGGTTAAAAGCTATCTCCGAGTTGGTTAATTTTCGTCCGTATTGTTTAAGTGCATTTTCCTGCAACTTTGGGTTGGTGCGGGCTACAATGTCGGTGGTGTAGAAAGCGATGTAGTCCTTAGATACTTTTTTCCAAGCAGCCAACTCCCTAAGAGTGTGTTTAACAATCGCATCAACCGCCGTTGATTTACCCTCGCTGGACATTAACTTAAGTCCCTTGGGAATTACCCGATTTTTTGAGGCGTAGTCTTTTATAAACTTAACAGCCTCCTCTCTGGTCTCAAACTTAGGGGCTTTTTCTTTCCCGGACAGAATACCCTCCACTTGCTTTAGAGAACCCTTTCCAGCCTTACCTCCCTTGGCAACTAGGATTTGGCTTTCATCAAGAGCCATGGACTTGACAAGGATATCGGTGGCTGTTGCCTGTTTATCAGTTAGGTTGAAAGCTGATTTAAGGGAATCTTTGCTGTACGCTTCAGCACCCGAAGCTTTAGCCGCAGGCTTACCAGCTACCGGCGGTCTTACGGGCGCGGCTTCCGCCACAACCGGTTTGGGTGTGGGAGCAACGGGAGCTGGGGCCACTGCCACAACGGGAGCTGGGGCCACTGCCGGAACGGGGTCCGTTAACCTACGTTCATTTCGGGATATTTCTTCGGCGTGTACCTCGGGTGTAATCTCTCTAGTGGCTAGGAGTTCGTCGAGATAGACTTTTTGCTCCGCTACATCTTTCACCAACTCTGAATCTACGGTTACCTTAGGGGGTAGTTTTTGAGCCGTGATTCTCGGGTCCGCGAAGGCCGCTAGTTTAATGTTGAGGTTGGCCCCGACCGAGGTGGGTGCCCCGGCCACCGGGGTAGGTGTTATAAAAGGATTCCTAGGAGGAGGGGGACTCGAAACCGGGACCGAACTAACCGGGACGGGAGCACGAGGAATCTCCACAGGTGTTGCTACCGGGACGGGAGCACGAGGAATCTCCACAGGTGTTGCTACCGGGACGGGAGCACGAGGAATCTCCACAGGTGTTGCCACACCATTGGAGGCTAAAAACTCGTCCTCCTTGGTTTGCTGATACTCCAAGTCTTTAACTCGCTGTGATTCTTGGGCGGTATTAACTCGCGCTTCCTCTGCCTGTCTAGCCTTCTCGGCGAGAAATTCGTTCTCTTTTGTTTGCTGATACTCCAATCGCCTTTGGTTTTGGAGTTTCTCAAGAGCAGGTAATTCTTCAACTGGTGGTAAGTCTTGGACGGGGCTATCCCGCCTACCAAATTCTAATTCTTCAGGGCTGGTGCGTGGAGGTACGTCCGTAACCCTATTGGGTACTGGGATAGTGTCAGCACCCGCTACCGGGATAGGAGGAACTTCCGGGGGTCTCTTGGCCGTAGGTCTGGCGGCTTCTAAGGGGACTATCCCAAGGGTTCCAGCCGTTGTATACGGGTCTCCACGGGCATTTCCACCCCCCTCTACCTCATACCAAAAGGGTTCATTTTTACCCCGTATCTCGGGCATTACCATGGGTCTCCCATCAGAATCCCCCACCAGTATACCGATTATATCTCCGTACTTAACCCTAGTACCGATTAAATTGTCTAGGGGGGTATCTGGTCCAGCGACCACGTTTGAGGGAGGAGGTTCGTTAGCGACAACGTCCAAAAATTCTCCCTCTTTTCTTTGCTGATACTCCAATTCCTTAACTCGCTGTAATTCTTGGATGGCCTTAACTCGGGCTTCCTCTACACCCCTATTATAATCCAGAGCCCTTTCGATAACCCCTTGTTTTTCTAACTCCCCCTTGATGAGTGGAGGTACGTACCGAGTATCCTTGGTGGATGCGGGAAACGCGCTAACGTCCGCAGCCTCGTCCCTTGCCTCTTGGTTAATCTGGTCTTCGTATGCTGCATCGTTACGTTTAGCCGCGTTAGCAGCAGCCGCTTCATCAGCAGCCGTTTTAGCAGCCGCCGCCGCTTCAGCAGCCGCAGCCGCAGCAGCATCCGGACGGGGAGGAGGAGCAAATCTCCCTATAGCCTTCACTAACCTATCGGGTACTAGTTTACTTCCTAATCGCTCAACCGCCTGTCCCACACCGGTAGTTTTATTCAGCAAAGCCCCCTCCGCAGCGGCTTGCAATACGTTCCCTAGCCCCCCTTGCCCCATCAATCCGGGTTCATTGCGATTGGCGAACACCTCCGTACCTGCGGTAATGGCCCCTGATAGAGCGGCAGGAGCCCCTCTATTTCGGACTGCCTCCAATAACGTTGTCTCAATTCTTGGGGAAGGGCGAAAGCCACTTCCAAGGAGCCTTCCCGCAGTGGTATATCCGGGGTTTTCTAACGCTTTATCGGCTATAAATTTTTTAGTATCCTCACTCAATACCTTATCCAATACGGCTTCTTGTACGGTAGATGCCGCCCAAGCACCTCCCACACCCATAGCCAGTCCTGCCACAACGGGTATAAGTGGGCCAACAACAGGCACTGCGGCAAACGGAGCAAACGCGGTCATACCTGCACCCATACCTCCTAGGAACGCAGCCGATGGGCCAACCGCCTTAGCTGCCCCGATACCCAAACTCTGCATCTTTGGTACCGTTGGTTTAACTAAATCCAAAGCAATACCGGCATAGCCCGTATCTTCGTTCTTACCTAAACCCTTATTGTCCCTCTCTATGATGGATTCTATCTCCTCACGAGTTACTTCGTCAGGGAATTCATACCGATTTTTTCCTGCGGTTATAATCTGCACGAGATACGGGTATTATTTAGTTAGCGTACGAGTGTACTCAGTACCGTTCGAGGTTGTAAGTTTTTTAGGATCACCGTATTTAGGTATAATAGTGGCGTAGCCCGCAGTAGGCAGTCCGGTACGTGTACCCCTAGGCCTAGGAACACCAAAGCTAGGGAAATACTCCCTTGGTTTTCTAGTAGTAGTTCCGGCGGCGTCTGTCTGTTGTTCCTCTAGCGGGAGACCCGAACCAGCTTCCACCACAACCCCATTTCGGACTACCCAAGTTATCGGGTTCCCGTTCACATCAGCAACTAATCCAGTAGTACCTTCAGCCAGCTTAGATTTATTAAGGTCTATTTCAGCCTGTCTCGTAGCCGCATCCATAACTTGTGCATCCGTAAGGAACACCCCAGATCCAACGAGATTAGCAAGTAAGCTGTTTTCGCCTGCCCGCGCACCACGACCAGAGGTTACGGTTTTATAGGCGGGGGATACCGGGGATGTGAAGGAGGGTTTCGCCCCGGCTAGAAAACCATTGTTGCGGTCAAGAGGGGGCGGAATCCCCGCTGCTGACATACCCATCGGGGCCATATTAGGGCTCCGTACAAAAGAATTATTGGTAATCGACCCGGTGGGTGTAGGAGGGGGGTTAACATTATCCCGCATCATACTCGATTGACCCATCAATGAACCCGGTACCCCGGTTGGAAGTACCCTAGACGATGGGTCGAAGGCTCCCGTAAAATCGGTTGGGACACGAACGAGGGATGGGGCACCCGGATTGTACAGGCTTTGTAGATTCTTGTTCAGTTCAATATTTCGGGCATACGCGTCCGTTACCATTTTTGCCGCAGCGGTCGCTTCCTTCGCCCTAGTAGACTCTAGGTCAAACCTCTTAGCATCGGTATCGGAAGCTACCTTTCGTAGGTCCGCATCCCGTTTTAGGATTTCAGCGGCTTTGACTTGCCGATCTGCTTCGTCCGCTTGGTATCTCCGAACCGTGGCTTCTTGGGTGCCGGTAGCGAACTTGGCTAGTAAGTCGGAATCTGCCTTGTCCCCACGACCAGCAAGACCAGCCCAGAACCCATCGGTAGGTTTATTGAGCTTATCGTACTTAGCTTTTAAATCCTCGTTACCTTTTTCAGATAACTTAAGGGCCAAGGAAGGGTCGGATTTAAACTTCGCAAGAGTCTCGTTACGTTTAACTTCTTCTTCCTGCTGTTTCTTGCTCAGGTCGGAGAAACCTTTCAACAAACTATTGGTGGCGTTCTGGTAACCCTGCATACGAATCTGGGCAGCAGCAGCCGTACCTTGGGCGAGGATCTCTCCACTTCTATCGGTGATTCCGGGGTTATAGGCCATGGTAGTTTTTCTAGAAAGGATTAATTGGACGACATGTGCGAGAAATTTTGCTTGGGCAACCAGCGGAGTTTATCCGATATGTTGCTTACAATCAGTCCACCCAAACGGGGGCATGGCACTGAACCCGACTCGGGGACCATGCAAGCGGTGCAGGCCGGGAAGTAGTCAGGGTTAAAACGCTTGTCGCTACGTTCGCCCCATTTACCCTCGACCTTCTCGTATCGGGTGTGATGGATGGGCAGATTAAACTTCTCAGTGTAGTCCCAGACATCCTGATCGGTGAAGTGCCTTAGCGGGTAGGCTATGCTGGCACAGTCCACGTAGTTGGCGTAGTCAGCACTAAGGGGTACCGCCCCTTGAATCGGGTCAACGTCGGTGCTTTTATGCCCCACAAAAACTACGTCCCAAGGGAAGGTGTACGTACCAGTCGCCTTGAGGTAGATGTCGTGCAGGGCGCATAGCGAAACCTCCCCTTCCTCTGGTTTACAAATCCCCGTTGGAAGGAATAGCGACCTCTTACCCGAGGTATAGGCATTCACAACCTCCACGCACCCGTCCTTCTCCGTCATGTACGTCTCTAGCGGGGAGTAGTCGTGTACCGTTAAATCCCACTCATCGATTACCGCGTTAGCAAATCGGTATTTCTTGGGCATGAACGGTTCCCGGTAGAAGACTACCGGGAGGTTACCCGTAAGGCTCCGGATAAGATGGAGCATGACCATGGAGTCCTTACCGAAGGAACTCATGATGGAAGGGGTCTTAGCCTGTGCCAATACCCTATGCACCAAGTTCTGCGCCCCACTAATTTTAGATTCCAAGTCCATCGTAGTTTACATGAGAGCCGCGCTACCCAAAGCCGCCCCACCGAGAGAACCAAGCAGACCCGTTATGCCAGCAGACTTGCTTGCCGACGCCTGTATGTTAGCAGCCTGTATAGCTGCTGCGTTATTAGCCGCAGAAATCTTACTCGCCTGTTGAGCGTTGTAGTTCGTGTTGGCCAAGTCCCCTCCGTAGGCTGAGAAGGGGTCGAACTGCGAGCGGGTAGCCTTAGCGGCTGCGCTAGAATCGGAGGATTTATCAAATAGGTTTTGGTTATTCCCAGAATTGGTCGATGCCCTACCGAGAACACCTTGGAATGGGTCAATCTGGGTACTAATCTGATTTTGGAACTGTTGCTGGTACTGGGCTAATGCCTGAGCTTTACGAGCAGTCTCATTCTGGTCCAGCGTACCAAGCTGGCTGAAAATATTCATCCGGTTAGCGTCAGCCCTATTCAGGTACTGCAAGTTCTGCTGACTGCGACTGAGGTCCGCCTGTTGATTAACGCCCTGCTGGCTAGCGTTGAGTCGATTCGTGTCCAGCACCGACTGCTGATTAGACATATCAGCCTGCTGACCCAACTGAGCCATCTGAGCACTTGTGGATTGATTAGCTAATGAGGCTTGCAGACCCAAAGAACCGTATCCCCGGTAGGCATCCGATAATCCGATGGCGTTCTGGAAACCCTGTTGCCTCTGAGCGTACCCGGCCTGCTCAACGCCCGCTGCGTAATCTTGGCGTTCCTTCTCACGCTGCCTTCCGAGAGCCTCCCGGTTGAGAACCTCAGTGGCTACGGCTGCGTTGGTATTTACCAGATTGCGAGCAGAGTATGCCTCTCGGGCGGACTGCTGGGCATTGCGTATATCCTCTGGAGACAAGTTACGTCCAAGAGCCAGACCCTCCATGGCCTGCTGTTCTAGGGTACGTTGCAAGGCCGAAGGCCCGCCTGACTCGGCTAGGCGTTGAGTGGCTGTCGCTAGGCCGATATCGTTCCGGTCTACCTGTGCGCGGTCGATATCGCTGGCCGTACCCACCATGGGGGAATAGAAATTCTGCCCAACGTCCCGAATGGCAAACGGATTGGCCGGGTCAAATCCCTCATAGGCCATGCCCCGCATGCGGTTAAACTCCGCAGTTGGGTCAAGCCCTAGGTTGGTGATTCTCTTTACCTCATCGCGGGCGGTGTAGAGGTCTGGGTTAGCAGCCCTTTGAATGTCCGATACGCTCTTACCATAAGTTTGGACATCCTCAATATCGCCCCTTCGTAGAGCCGTATTACTGGTCTCGGTTTGAGCTGCCGCGTCATCGGTTAATCTCTTATTTATGTCCGATAGATTTCCCTTATAACCTTTCCCAAACAAAGATTCCCCTAGAACAGATATATCGGTTTCAGCGTATTTTGGAGCGTAGGCGGCGTAGGCATCGTACTGTGGAGAGGCTAAATCGATCTGAGCCTGCAAGTTGGCAAGAGCTTCGGAACTTAAATTTCTACCATCGGCACCAGTGCCGGTGCCGCCGGTGCCTGTGCCGGTGCCTGTGCTGGGGCCAACCGAGGTAATCCCGAGGCTAGTTTTGTAGCCAGCCAACATCGTTGCGTCGGGTTTAGCTCCCGCGTTATCCCTACTATAGTTAGCCGATAGCTCGGCATCAGTAAACAGATTACCCGTAGCGGGATTTACGTTAGGGGTTCCGTACCGAAGCTCGTTAATTATGGCCGAGTCCGTTTTATCCGGAGTAGTAACATTATTGGCAATATTCCAGTCTCTTACAAACTTAGCGACTTCACCCCTTGCAGGAGTAAGAGTTTTAAACTGAGTCTGAGCTAACCCCGGATTGTTATTTATCCATTGCTGCTCGAACGCGGAGGGGCCAGCAGCAGCGGTAGCGGTAGCGGCAGCGGTAGTTCCAGCAGCGGTGGTTCCCGCAGCGGTGGTTCCCGCAGCGGTGGTTCCAGCAGCGGTGGTTCCAGCAGCGGTGGTTCCAGCAGCGGTGGTTCTAGCAGCGGTGGTTCCAGCAGCGGTGGTGTTAGCAGCGGTGGTGTTAGTGCCGGTGTTAGTGCCGGTGTTGACAGTGCCGGTGTTGACAGTGCCGGTAGTTGCCGCAGGGATAACGGTAGTTGCCGCAGGGATAACGGTAGTTGCCGCAGGGATAACGGGAGTCCCCGAGACCGTGGTAGTTGTTGCGGGGGCAGATACAAAGGCTTGAAACTGGTCCATTGCCTCCGGGTAAGTCGAAAGATGTTCGAGCATCCACTGTTCCGGAGTTCTACGATCTGGATTAGGTAGGCTGGTTATCCGGTTGTACTCGTTTATAAACGCCGGGGACGAGTTTAGATAGTCTAACAGGGAACCCGAAAGATTGGTGTTGGTGTTGACGGGAGTCCCCGAGACCGTCGTATCTTCATACTGACCGGGGTAATAATAATCAGAATTTGGATCGTCGTAGTAGGCCATATACGTTTAGGTTATATACTACCAGTTAGCTCAGAGCTGCGGTACGGGATACCTCGCACCAGTTAGTTCCGTTGCAGATAAAGTGAGAGGTGAACAAACTCGATGCCCCGGTCAGGGTATGGGTACCAAGGCTCTTGAATGGGGATGAGTAGGTAACCACGTTACCCCCCGTAGCGTTAGTCAGGAAGATAATGTACATGCTCTCGCCTGCGACCCCAGCCGCCGAGGGGGTCACGCTAAAGGCCGTTGCGTTCGTACACGTAATCAATCGCGTGTTACCCTTCGCGTTACTAATGGTGAGCGTTATGGCTGCTGAGTACGTTTCCGTAGAGGCTGACCCGATAAAGGGCGTGTTAGCCGCGATGGTTAACCCCGAAATGGTTATATTTGAATCAATGTTGGACGTAGTTACCTCCGCCACACTAAGAGCAACCGTGGGAGTCGCTAACAAATTCAACTTAGTGTAAGTGATAGGGTCGGTAGTTCCAGTGAAGGTGTATCCGGGAGTTACGTTAGACATGATAGATAGTTGTTAGATTTTACCCCACTTGAACTTGGGAACCTCGGTCCCCTGAACGGGCTTCAACGCCTACCCCCGATAATTCCAAGAATCCGGTGCTATTTACGATCTTAAAGTAAGACAACAGGCCCTTCTTGCGGGTTATAATCGGGTACCGATAATTCTGAGTCATCTCTGGAAGGAACCCAGTCCCACTTTGAACACTGTCTGGACCAGTAGAGTAGTCCTGTCTGAAGCTCCGGTTGTAATCGTTGTCGGCATTACTCATGTCGTAAGCGGAGTCCGCAAAGAGCCAACTGTTTGCCCGAGAGTACGTCTGATCGGTTAAGATTGCCGAGTTTTCAGAGGCCCCGGAAGAGAAGGCGGTTACCGTAAAGTCAGGACGATTGGTGGATAGGTCCATGTACATTCTCCGGGGAACAAACGAGGTATCATCTAACTGATATGCCCGAGTAACGATGGTGGTTTTTATCTCCGCCACGGTAGCCCCGCTAATGTCATTCTGACCCTGCCCGGTTACAAACACCCGGCCATCTTCCGTTACGCAGTGTAGCTGAATAAACCCCTGATAGTTGGCTAGGACAAAACCTTGGATAGCCATGTCGATTGACTCATCGAAGGTCCACTCCCCATACCATTGCTTGGTGATGAAGTTATAGACCGATATGCTATTGCATACACTGGAGTTATCTAACGGCAAAGATACGTAGAGCTTGTTGTCCCAATAGGCTAAACTTATCTTGGCTCCCGCATTCCAGTTTACCCGCTTGATGATACTTGCGATATTGCGAGACAACGGCTCCGTAGCTGCTTGAAGGTTATTCTGAAGATTAAGTTTAATCGAGGTTACATTCCGGTCGGACATGTAAACTAAGTCGGGTCCAACTGCGGTAGCGGCATTAATCCCAATGATGCCTAGATTACGAGTAATCTCAGTGGCAGTTACATCGTTCAGACTCCCCTGCACATTTTCCAACAGGATACTGCTGTTGTGCTTGAATACCACCAGACTGTTATTTCCAAAGGGGTACGAGGATACCACGAAATCCCCACTGCCGGTGTTCAGATTAAAATTGTTGGCGATGTCATCGTACTCGGTGAAAGACAAAACGTCTGATGCTGCCACCGCATCTTTGCCGCTCACCACCCACAATCTATTTTGGTAGTATGTTGCCTGACTACTTTTTGGGATACTACTAAAACCCGGAAGTCCGATAGAGTCTGGGACGACTTCAAAATCCTCGGACCAATTACCGCTCCAGCGAATAGGGGTTTGGGTAGCCCCGATAAACAGGTAGAGATAGTTATCGGCCTGAACCAACGTGGACTGCTCAGATACAACTGTCCCGTTCGGATACGCCACCACTCGTTTGGATTCACCGTAGGCGTGGAAAGCAGCGGACTGTGCCCCCGCAACCGTAATCCATTGAAAACCGGTATCGTTCGGGTCGGAATAGCTACCGGAGGCAAAGATAGTTCCCGGCGCGGTTATCATCACCCGGTAATCCGCCCCTGTCTGAGCCACGGCAAAGAAAAGGGAATCGCCAAACCCTATTGCCGTCCATTCAAAGTCGTAGGGGTTATCTTCGCTGGCCCATGTAGTCCCGTCTTCGGAACTCATTATACGGTTTGATGTCCCGGTGATCGATACCGCGGAATACTTTCCGTTACCGTAGGCCACACCGTACCAATCGTTGTCAGAAGCACTGGTCCAGGAGGCCCAAGTCACCCCATCAACGGAAGTCATAACCCTATTACCCGTGCCTGATGAGGCCACGGCTACATACAACAAATTGCCGTAAGTCACACTTCTCCAAGTAAGGCTGGCAGCCGCACTACGAGAAGTCCAAGTCACCCCGTCAGCGGATGTCATCACTCTACCGCTACCCCCCGAGGTAGCTACCGCCACGAACTCCGCACCCCAAACTACTGAGGACCACAGGTCAGTGCTCGCTGCGGTCTCTGGTTCCCAGTCAATACCATCAGGCGATTGCATTACCTGCTGGCCTACTCCGGGAGTGACCGTCTGTTCAGCGACCAGCTTCTGTCCCGACCCATCGACAAGGTAAACTCCGGATCCATCAACCAAGGGAGAGATTACGCTGGATGCTCCTGCACTAGCTACGGCAAGGAAGATTCCTGCGCCATACGTCAAAGCCGTCCAAGGGGAGGGCGAGGAAGCTGTGCGGCTAGTCCAGTTAATAGCATCTGGGGATGACATCACCAGCCCAGCGTTGGATACCGCGACATAGACCCCGTTACCATAAGCCACCGAATTCCAAGTGCTAGCAACCGAAGCGTTTCTAGCCGTCCAATTCCGGGCGTCGGTAGACGTCATTACGTGCTTTAAGCCGCTAGCCGCTACGTCAGCTACCGCTACATAGACGCCGTTACCATAGACTACGGCATTCCACTCGCTAGCGGTGTTGGCGAGTTCCGCCGTCCACGCATCATTAAGTACGGTGTCTTCAGAACCGGGCAGGGATACAAATCCCCCTCGCGTAGCCGCCGTGCTATTGGTAAAGTCAATATTGGTTGCTGATTGAACTTCCCCCGGCTGCAAATTGAACGCTGCATCGTACGAGTTTACGCCCAATAGGAAATCATCCCCCTCAGTCTTAGCGGGATCATCGGTAGCTGCGTAACTGCGATAACGATTCATTTATCTAGGGTACTGAAAGGGCAATCCCACGCTCGGCGAGACCAGTAGTTGGCAGTTAACTTATTCTCCGCTCCCTTGATTCCACCCGACCTAGCGCAATATGATTTTTTCCTAGCCGGGGTGTCTTTCTTGATGCTCATATTGGCATCCCCAAAGCGGATGACCTTTGATTGTCCGTTGGCGCAGGCTCGCACAACCGACTTCTTGCCGCCTTGTACATCTCTTCGGGGGCTATTGCAGGGTAGGTTACGTGGGTTCACGGGTATTGTTGTTACTAAATTACTTCCTACTTTTTTTGTAGAGCGAATGCCATCGCCACAGAAGAAACGCGATGCCCAGCAAAGAACCAACGAGCGCAGCAACCTCGTTAATCTGCGATAACGAGATCATCGCTACTGTTGGGGTAGCGGCTGTCCAAATGGCCTTTTGAGTGTCTATGTTCACGTATGTTAACGTTATCGTTTGCGACTCATCCGGTCTCCGAACCACCAACCGATGCAGTTGAAGGCGCAGAATTGTATCTCGTCGATCATGTCGGCTTGCTCAAGTGCAGCGACGCGGAAAAAGACAATCGTTACCAGCACAAGGAGCAGGAGCGTGATAGCTGGCCGGAACAGAGTGATTACATTCGCCGCCCAATCCGAGATGTTAGCCGGTGGCGTTGCTGCCAGTTGACTGGCGGTAAACGCATCCCATTGCGCTTTGTTCGCGGCAATCTCGGCCATCGCTTTGGCCTTCTCCAATTCTCGCTTGTGGTCCTGACCGGCTTTGTAGTTCTCGAAAAAGCCGTTGCCGATACGCAACAATACACCGAGTGCCCCGCCGCCTAGTGCGTTGGTAAGTAGATCAAGCATGACCTCATGTCGGCCAGATCACATTGAACGGGAATCCAGTTTGCTGGGGAACGTCCCGCAAAGCCTTCCGATAGGGCACCCACTGGGCTTTAACGGCTGCGCTTATGTCGGCGCACTGGGTCCAGTCGGACTTGGCGATTAGCAAATCTCGCGCCTCACGAACCTCGACGGCTTTAACCTTATGCTGCTCTGGGGTGGCAGAAAATGGGATGGAAGAAAACACCCCAGCGTTAAACGAATACTTTCCCGGCGCATAGTCTGCTGGAAGCGTAGCCTCCACCACCTGCCAACCTTTTATGACGTTCTTTGGGAAGATTGCATCCGGCAAGGTAAAAACCTCGTCACCTTCAACGAAGTTGGTCGCAAGAATGGTTGAGCCTTGGATTAGGATTTTCATGCTGCTGCCTCCACTTTTTGAATAATTACACCTACGGCACTACCATTTACACTATCTAAACTGTAGCCAATATTATCCTCAGGGCTGGGAAAAGAAGGGTCTTTAAAATTCCCCAACCTTGGTGCCCTTATTAGCGACCCAGCACTTACAAACCAGTCAAACACCTCACCACCGGAAATGCGGTGATATAAACCGCCATTTCTTAATGTTGCTGCTCCTTTTGTACCATCCGTAGCTGAAGTTTGTACGCTAGGCGCAAAACCGTTACTTGTATTGTTTGATACAAAAATGATTGACGATGCAACGGCACTTGTCCCGCTGCAATCTAACGTGAACTGATATAATCTGGCTGAGTTTCCCATAGCAAACTGAGCAGTATTTCCAGATACGCGAGTAGCTGACGGAGCAGTAAATGACCCCGAACCCAACCCGCTAATTGTAGTCCCCATGCTGGCCGTTCCAGCCGTGTCGGTCAGAATATTGGCATACCAAGTAGTGCTCCCGTTATGCGACATGAATACGGTTTTGCTGGCGGAAATTACAGCGTAATCTACGGCCGATGTAAATGACGCACTTGCAATTATGTTAACGGTGCTAATCGCCTCGGTAGTTGTAGTTAATTTAAAAATTGAGGCTCGCTGAGTAGAGTTAATATAGTTAACAACTATGTTACCGTTGCCATTCATAAATGCCCTGATTGCAGTATTTGTCGCTGTTCCTGTAGCTGCTGTGCCGGCTGTCAACGTTGAGCTACTTACCGTGTATGGCTTCACGGTCAGCAGCGCAGACTCTCCCACCACAACTCGCAATACCGATCCAGTAGCATACAACAATGACATATTGTCACTAGATACAACGGAGGCTGCTGTCCCAAAAGCACAACTTACCCCAGAAATAATAAGAGCTACTACATACGAAGCGGGCAATCCAGTTGTAAATCCCTGCACAAATGAGGAGCCTACGGCAATTAACGGCCCCCCTTGCGAGACAGAGTTCAGCAATGTTGTGGTTGCTGCGGTATTTACTGTGATGGCCGTGCCAGAAATTGAGAGAACTACGGCTTCTCCTGCGGTACCGTCAAAACTAACAACCAATACTCTATCGGTTGAAGACTTGATGCCAATCTTACTATCACTTCCACCAGCAGTCCGCACCAGTGTAATAGTTCCGAACACCCTAGTCGCGGAATTATAAATAATTGCGTAGATATTACCCCACCCAAACAACAAACACGTTCTGTCAGCGTCCAAAGAAATAGCATTGTACATCCTCAATGAACCTGACCCAGCCGGTGTTGTTGGGCTGTTGTATTGCATTGTAACCCCAGTTTTAAAAAGGTTTTCAATGCTCCAAACGCCAGCAGATGTTGTGTTGTCAGATAGCGCAACCACGCCAGTTGTTCTTGGGCGCAACCATCCCAATTTTGTTCCCACACTATTTTTAATGCCTAGATCAAAATCCCCTGCATTGCTAATAACAAAGACATTGCTTGATCTAGATAATCCTGTGGCGTCTGGAAGCGTCACATAAACATCATGCGTTGCAGGCGTAACGGTTTGTGCGCCTCCGGATGCGGCAGAAAGCGTAATGGGGCCAGTTGAGGTGGTCCCTCCGTTCCCAACAGGCTTGTAATTAAACGAAGAAGGCATATCAGTAAGCCCCGCCAAAGGCAGTGACTTGCAATGCTGTACCAGCCGCAGTGGTGGTCACGGTTGTAGAGGCATACAGAGCAAACGCGGCGGGAAGATTTAGTGGGATTGGGAAATTGTACGTTGTCGTAAACGCCGCTGCCGTTGTACTCGGCGTAACGGACGTAACCAAAATTTCTTGTATCATAAACGCAGTTGTGCCGTCCCACATCCAGATATTAACAATCTGTGCTGCGTTAACCGTGCTAATCCCAGTTCCGCAGTTATTAACTTGAATGGAATCAATCCTCAGGCCGTTGGTAGAAACGGGAACGAATGCCGTGATGTTAGCACCAGCCAACGAGGCTGTTGCCGTGGGCGCACGCGTGGTACACGCGGTTTGGGCAGCCAATGTCAACGTCTTGGCATACGGTGTCTGTGCAAAAATCGGTGTAGATGTAACGGCCATAAATTAAAATCCTCCAAAGTTAAGTGCCAAGAAAATGTCGCTTCCGGTGACCTTCACGGAAGACCAAGTTGGTAAACCGGACCCGGCACTGGTCATTACCTGACCATTAGTTCCAGCCGCACCGTTGAGCGTCAGCGCGGTAGTTAGGTTTGCCGATGTCAGCACAGGTGCCGTCAAAGTCTTATTCGTCAGCGTGTCTGTACCCGTCAACGTGACGAGGTTGCTCGGCGTAAGGATTTGCGATAGGTTGGACATAGGTCAGGTCGGCCAAATTACGTTGAATGGGAATCCCACTTGCTGCGGAACGTCGCGCAACGCCTTGCGATACGGTGCCCACTTATCTTTGATTGATTGAGGAACGTCCGGCAATTGGGTCCAGTCGGTTGCAACTAACTTTATGCTGCGCTCTGCCCTAACCTCTGCGGCATTACGGTCATTAGCGCCAGCAGCATAGTTTGCTTGTTCTGCCGCCCATATCGTTTCTTCCGCTGCCGTGAATGGGATATTGCCTTCGGATGTGGCGTGGTAGTTAGGCATGGTAGCTCCTCATGTGTTGGCGAGGCCGTAGAGTCTAAAAGTACCGCTGGAAATATTACCAGAAGAGAAATACAACCGAATACCAGTAAGGGCGCCAGTAGTAGTAGAAGCGCCACCCCCTGACGCTAAATATATATCGCCAAAGACATGCGACAGACCAGTCCAATCTATATTGTGGTATGCTGTTGCCGATGTGGGGTTTTTTATGCTCATTGTGAGATTCGCGCTAGAGGTGGCGGCGCTACCGACAACACTTGTCAGTTGTATCGATGTAGTGCCACCACTAACAACCGCTGCGTAAACAGCCGAGGCGCTGCGCGAAAGATCCGTGTGATAAACATAGACACTACCTGTTAGGTAAGTGCCTCCTATTTTCATGCGGCAAAGGAGTTCAACCGAATTAGTTGAAGGACGGGCACCTGATACAACTAACAGATATGCGTCATAAGTGCTGCTGAACGTCGTCTCAATATCTACCGTTGCAGATGCGGAAGCGGTAACAGTAGAAAGCAGGGTCATTCCAGAGGAAGCCGCAGCCCAAGTCGCATCACCACGCCAGAATGTAGACGCTGAAGCAGAGGTGCCTGAGTTGAGATTGGTGACAGGCAAATTACCGGTCACGCCAGTAGTCAATGGCAGGCCAGTAGCATTGGTCAGCGTCCCACTCGCAGGAATCCCAAGCACCGGAGCCGTAAGCACAGGTGCCGTCAGAGTCTTATTTGTCAGCGTCTGAACGCCATCCAGAGTGACCGCTGTCCCACCATTCCCGCCGATTTGCGCGAACACCTCCCACGTTGCGGTGCCAGATGAGTTGTAGACTAACTGCACCGAGGCGCCGGTAATGTCACAGACCAAGTCCTGTGCTAGGTCTGCGATGTTGTTCCCGTTGCGCCCAATCGTTAAATTGTTTGTCCCCCAAGCCCCGCCCGCATCCGCGACAATAACTTGATCGCCGTTTGATGGAGAGGCTGGAAGCGTGACCGTGAATGCGCCACCGGTTGTGTTCGTCAGCACGCCGTCATTCGCGACCGCAGCGTAATTGGCTGTCTTGGTTACGGTGTAGGTTATACCGCCCGGAGCATCGCCGGTATTGCTCCCGCTGATTGAACTCGTGCCGGTAACCAAAAGCGTTGGCGTAGAGGCACCCGAGACGACAACTGAGTTGACCGAGGTCGGAACGATTGCACCAAGCGTAAGGCTAATCGCGGGCGTGGTCGTTGAAGTCGCGACGGTGCCTGATACTCCGTTTGCCGTCGTCACCGATACGCCCGTCACCGTCCCGCCAGAGGTAGACGGTACGAAAGAAGTGTTCGTGCCGTCACTTTGAAGAACTTTACCGCTTGCCCCGGCCTGCGACGGGAGCAGAGCGTTAATAGCATCGTTGGCCGTGGTCTGACCTGTGCCACCGCTGGCCACGGCTAAGGTCACTGAAAGACCTGCGGCCAAGCCAGCCGTAAGACTAGCAGCCGTGCCGGTGATGTTTGTCCCTATAAGCGCGGATGGAGTGCCGAGTGCTGGCGTGTTTAACGAGGGGCTGGTATCGTACACCAACTTACCAGTTCCCGTGGCACCCGTGCTAGTCACTCCCTCGAAGGTGGTATGCCCAGCGACATTTATGATCCCACCAACCCACAGGGCTTTCTTAACGCTAGCCCCACCAAGAGTACCTACGCTGGCAGCTAACCCGTCTGCTGCCGTAGCCTCAAGCGTTCCGGGAATTAGTACCTTATCGGAAGCGGCGGTGCCGGTGGCTAGGTTTAGATTAACGCCAGCGGCAGTAGCCACCGTTGGCACCGTTACGCTGGTAAGAAACGCAGGAGTAGCAGCACTCAGTTTACGAGTGCTGTTGGTCGTTCCGTCAATTACCAGAAAATCATCCGAAGCGGATGTGGTAGCAGTAGTCGGAAGACTGCGGATTTTTACGGTAGCCACGGTGATTAAATATTAGCACTGAAGTGCGCTAGCGAAGATAGTGGCATCAGTACCCGCAGCCGTGTCGCGAATAAATACGGAGGAATTATAGCGTTGAACGTCCCACGTATAGTTAGTGTTAGCGGCTAAGTAGTGACCTACCGAAGCGGTTGGATTAGTGCCGTCTGACCGGGTACGCACCGCCACTCCCTGAACATCAAAGAAAACCATGGTCGCCCCAGAGGAAGATATGGCTCCGGAAGTAAACCCGGTAGGCGTTACTGCGGTGGTGCTGACTGTGAGAGACTGAGACGCAATGGGGGAAGACCCCGCCATACCGCGCATCGGATAGATAACATGTACTTGCGAATTCATAGTAGAGTGGGGTTAAAAAGCTGATCGGCTAGTTAAATGAGTGGAGACTTTCATGGGTAATACATCCCCCATTTGACGCTCACGTTTATCAAATTCGGTATCCATTTTACCCTGAGCAATTGCGTAGGCTCCGGTGGCTTTGTCCATCTGACCATCAGAAATAAGCCAGTCTCCGTAGGATTGATAAACACAATACTGAAAAAATACTTCGTAAAGAGGTATGATTTCCCAGCTAGCTGGGGTGGTATTTGGATTCTGGCCAGCGGTGGTAGCTACCAAACATTTGTAGTAGTCCCCGTACCCGGCGGTAGTCGTGTAATAAATCTGGTCATCAACTGCGTAAATGTCAGTGGCTGAATAGGCGTCCCCGGAAAATGACGGGGTAACTTTACGATAGTTTACGAATACCGGGTTATTGGTAACCGGAAAGCTGCTTACGGTAGCTACCCCGTTTACATAACTTTGAGTGGTACCGCTGCTAACAATCTGAATCCCGTCCTTAGTCAAAGCGTACCCCTGTCCCGTGGGATACACGGATAGGTAGGGGGAATTTTTTGTAACATCAAATACCACATCGATTACATCTTCCCCCGTCTGGTCCCAGTCTACCCGAGAATCATTGATGGTGGTGTTACTTACCTGTTGGGCTAAACAACCGTATACGTACAAACCCTTGGTAACGTCCCCGGCATACGACAGGGTAGACCCGTTGGTAGATAGGGATAGCTGATAATTAGCAGTGGTCGAAGTAAGGTTCGTGCTAGTGAACTGCATCGTGCAAAGGTAAAAACCATTTGCCTGCTGAACAATCGTAGTGGTATCGGTGTTAGTCGTAGTACCCACCGTACCCGATGACAGATCAAAGAAAGTAGAGAATACCGTAACCCCGTCGTTGAGCGTCAGGTACACGTAATCCCTACCATTGGCCCTAACGTAAGCCGATAACGAATAGTCGGTATCCGGAAAAATTGTAAAACTCTGGGTAACATTGTGAGCCGAGGTAGCCGAAGTCTCCATCAACTTGTTTGCAGTAATTCTACCATCGAGCGGATTGGCGGTACTTTTAGCGGTGACGGTAACTGCATTAGCCGTCCAGTAAGCTGTCTGACTTAGGTCGTTGGTGTAGGTAAGTCGGTTACCTACAAAGCGAGCTTCCCCGGTAGGGCAGATATCCAACCACGGTCCTTGGGACCACATCTGGTTGATCGCGGTATTGAAAACCGTATTAGCTACGGAAGCTAACTCGGTGGTTATCCGAGTTGACGGAATGCCCACCAAAGAACCCCAACTCGTTAGGAAATCGGAGTAGTGTTTGGTGCGAGCCATTTTGTTAGGTAGTTAAACAGGCGACCCGCCTATGAAACTTTTACTATGCCTGAGGGAGTTTTGGCGAGGCCTATATCCGGGGGCACACAACTGGGGATTGTCGGCCAGCAAATCGTCCAACCAGTTATCCACATGACCAAAGGTATGCAGCATACGGAAGTACAATCGGGGATCAATCTCCGCAATCTTTTGCCCAACTCCCTCAATCCTCTCAGAACCAAGCTGCTGCATAACTCGGGCGTTGCGAGCCTGCCTGAGATCGGCCTCAATCTTTTCTTGGGGAATTCGGCCAGATAACTCGGCAGCAAAATCCTTAAGAAAATCCTGCGGGAGTGATGTGATTACATCAGAATCCATAGGAAAATAGTTAGGGGGGAGTTTTACCTCCCCCCATACTTAGAATTACGGGAGCTTAGTAAGATCCTGAATATTCACGTAGATCGCCAATTCGCCAGCCGTAAGAGCCGAAGGGCTCCCGCTGGTAGCATTGGTGAACGTAGCCACCAAGGTACCCGCCACAACCGCTTTAAGGTTAGTCGAGATAGCCGTGGTGGAGGTAGCTACTAAAGCACCAGCCGTCAGGATTGACGTTGATGCGATAAGAGCCGCCGTGCTAAGTGCCGTACCGACGATGATGGTCATAGCCCCCGTGCCCGCAAAGGCAGTAGAGACATTAACCAATCCCGCGTTCACAATAAACTTAGCGGGCGTAGCCCCTAAAGTAACTGTAACGGTATCCGTGGACCCACTTCCGAGAGCGATATCGGAAAAGAGAACACGGAATTTGTGTGAGAACCCCGTAGCCGCCTGTTCCTGAATGGAAAGGGGGGATACGCGGTCATCGTTAATAGTGAATGCTGTATCAGCCATGGTAGTAGTATATTAAGGGGTTACGAGGTAGCGTTGAATTTGCCAAGACCCTTAGGGTTTTTGACACACAGAAGAGCCGAGGCGGAAACAAACCCGCGACGACCTGCACCCTGATCCTCAAGTTCGTCAGCTTGGATACCGAGCATGGTGCCGATACCGACGAGATTAAGGTCGATGACATACCCGCGCATCTGCTGCGTGGCGGTGACCGTGGAGGGATTAGCCCCATCAGCCAAACCGTTGAACATGTCAGGGATGATGGTAACATTGTGGAAATCGCCATCGTAGATGGTGACGTTCAAGGTTACTTTCTTCTCGGTGGCGTCCTGATTAACCTGATAGGACTTGGTGGTACCGCTCGCACCTTCCACACGCTGGAACTTGCTGATAGCCCGCTTAAGGCTAGGACCAGCAAACAGGGTGTAGTTACGGCGACCGCCGTTAACTTGGAAGATCGACTGGAAAACGTCGTTGAAGAGCGACTCCGTGAGGGAGGCACCCGCCGTCGCGTTGATGCTAGCCGCAGGAGTAAGGAACGCCGTAGGGACGGGATTCGTTGTCTGCGCGGACGAGGAGATAAACGAACCAAGACCACGGCTCTTGAATGGGATGACACCGTTGTCAGCCTGCATGTCATTGTCCGAACCCACCGCAGCTTCCATGCTGCGTTTCAGTTCGCGCATAGCCTTGATCTTCGCGTTAGCGACCTCCGAAGAGACGCCCGCTGGATCAGAAGCTTCTTGCAGACGCGAGACCATCCACGGGCGACGGTACATCTGAACGTAGTTACCAAACCGAGCACGGTTGGCAGTTTCGTTGTTGAAAGCCTGAACGTCTTGACCTTCCAAGACGCCACCAAAATCAACAGCCGCGAGGGTATCGGCCTGCCAAGTTTGGAAGGTGTTAGATACCTTCGTCGTCTTGGCGAAGGTAGAAATTTTTGGGCAATCCTCTGGTTCGAGAATTGTGAGGAAGTCCGTAAGGTCTTCACGGTCTCCGGCGGTATTGTAACTGGTGGCTAAAGGCATGATGATTATCGAGTGTTGCGTAACATTTCACTACGTAGGAGCATAGCGGACGCTTCGTTCGCTGATACGGTGCCCTGTTTCAAGATCCTCGTTCTCTCCGCTTGTAACGCGGCTTTTACTCCGCTTTGGACAGTAACCCTAGATCCTGAAGAGGACGTAGGCATCACAGTCTGGTCCCCAGACGGTTTACTGACCGGGGCTTTTACTTTTGGTTTTTCCGCTGCCTTGGATTTTAACTCTTCGCGTGCCTTCACGACTTTTAATCCTTCGACTTGCAAACCAATAATAAAATCGGCATTTGGAAGATCCTCTAACCACGGGTTCTGACGGTACGCATGCACAGCCATCTGGTAATCTGGCGACGTTTTATCCGTCAAAAACGGAAACAAGTTAACTGCTTGTTGCGAGAGCTGTTGCCTACTAGTTAAGAACTGTTGGCGAGCGGGGACTTTATCCTCTAAGGTTATTCGCGCATTCTTAACAATGCTCTTGAGTCGGGCTCGGTCGTAGACCTCTTCGCCTACTACCACACCTTCTCCGAGTTCATCATTATCTAGATGATCCTCGGCCCAGCGCATTGCCTCTTTGGCGTCCTTCTGAAGTTTGAGTAACGAAGAAAAATCGTTAATCTCAGCAAGAACAGTCGTACCACGATGAGGTACATGAGGGGCAGGAGGCGGATTAACTTTCTCGGATTCCAGCTTTTTAATGCTGGTATCCATGTCCGTTAATCGGGCTTCAAGAACTTTTCGTTTGGCAACCTCCTCGTTAATTCGCCGTTGGATTTTATCCCGCAGCTTTGGATCGAGAGAAGATTTTTGAGAAAGAACACTGTCGGCTTCGGCTTCGGTTTCCCCTTCCGCAGTTGGACTATCTTCAGCGGGGGTTGATTCCTCGGTCGTTGTCTCAGCAGGAGCGTTTTCCGCTTCTGTCGTGGTGGTTGTAGTTGTGGAGGATTCCTCCGTAGCAATGTTTTCCACGACTGCTGGAACAGGCTTCGTCTCCTCTTCTTTCGGAGTATGGGAAAAAAGAATAGCTGCTGCTTGTCCCGGCGTAACATTGCTCAACCCAGTTTCATCACCGGAGTTAGCGACAGGTGAAGAAGTCGCACTGACAGAATTAGTATCCATACGTTCATCACCAATAATCGGCTGGTGAAGCCACCGTTATCATGGCAAGTTGCCAAGTACGATAAAGTTGAAACCTACTATACAGACTGTCAACTAAAATTCTTTTCGGGCAATAAGCTCCGAGTATGTAGCTAGGATAGATTTATAGGTCCGGAGCTCCCCGATAGCTACCAAGGTAGCCCGCTCATTCTTTACTACTTCATCAGAGCATAAGTCTTCGATGACTACTTCCCTTTGGGCTTTTATAGCCTCGATGAAAACTGCGAAGTTAGAATTCCTCGCCAGCTCCACCATAGCTTCGGAAATGCCTGCTAGGTTCCGGTCCTCGTTGTAGTTGGTGTTTTCCATTATGCCCCCATACGCCCAATCTGGGCGTTGTTCTGCTGAGTTACTTGGAACTCAAGTTGTTTCATGAGCTTCTCGATACGCATACCGAAGGGGTCTTCTTTGTTTTGCATCCTAGCTTGTACCGTAGGGTCGCTTTGTATGTAGTTCTGAATGGTAGACATACCCACTTCTGGAGGAGTGCCTTCTTTGATATCATGGTCCTGACCAGCGTACACTTTAGCAAGGGTGTCTTGAATTTCCTTAACCGCTTTTTCCTGACCCACCTCCTTGGGTATGAGGATACGTTCCGCAATAGTGGGGTCTACCGCCTCAATCATAACTTGCAGCCATTCCGAGTAGTCAACGATGCCGTCCCTATTTGCGGTGGCTACAATTTTTGCAATCTGCTCCAGCCGTTGGAAAGATGCATCTGTGTCCATCGAGTCCACCCGGAAGCTCAGGATAAAATCAAACTCTTCACCCTGATCCCCCTTGTTGAATTCGATAGGCTCCAATTGACGTAGACCAACTACCCGGAAGTACACCTGCTCTGACCCGTATTGCTGGTATAAAGACCAGATTTGCCCAAAGGCTTTGGCCCAACTGGACATAAACTTATCGGTCTCAAACTGGTTTTTAATTAACGCAAATTGAGCGTCTCCTCCTTTGGACGAAAAGCTATTGTACTGGTTAAAGTCGTCCCGGAGCAACGCCTCGCTATTCTCCGTGATGTTGTCGGGCATGGGACGGTCCATGAAGTGGTACTCACCCGGCCTACGTTCTGGAACCCTAGCTCCTGCACCCCATCTACCCGGAGGCCGACCTACGGGATAACCCATTGGTGGTAAGACCGCTAACGATGCAGCGTCTACTCGGGAATCCTTGTGTACCTTAATCTGGTCCTGAATAGGCTTACCCGGTTCAGGGATGCCCCGGCTGTCATGCAATCTACGGGACAAGAATTCCCGACGATGCAGCACAAAAGGGTACTTACCATGAGCATATCCTAAAAGACCGTACTTGGCGTACCCCATGTGACTTACGTCCGGGGGCAAATCCGGATGGAATATCGTTAAGTACACTCCGGGAACCCCGTCTTCGTCGCTCAGACGCTGGTATGCATACACTACCCCAATCAAGGTAGAGAACTCAGTCTGCAAAAACGAGAACGCCCGAGAACCTGTCTTGGTGTACTCGCTGGGGATAATAGTAAGCATCCTACCTCGGCAGGTAGAGATAGCCGCTTCCACCCACTCCTCGTCCCAATCCTCGTTTAGGACAAAAGCTCTTAGTTGCTCCGCCGTAAAGTACTGCACCCGGTAGATTGCCGGGGCAGTTTCTAAATCCGTAGCAAAATGAGGTATGAATAAATTCTCGTCTAGGTTAAAAGCTCTAACTACCGGACGGGACCTCTCCCTACCTACTACTGGTACCGTGGTTTCTTGGGTCGCAAGAAGTTCCGATATCATCTTCTTGGCTTTCCGATTAGAGCATTGATAGACTTCCTCGAATATAGCCGCCATGCTAGCGGCAGTATCCGGGTTCTGAATGATCATCAGAACATCCATCGTTGGGAACTGCTGCTGTAGCTGGTCGAGCGTTATCGTAGCCAGAGTCTTTTCTTTAACCACCTCCCAGAATTGCCCGGTAATACCGATCCCCTTTTCGTACACGTAGTTTGCCAGCAACTCTACCTCCCGGTCGATTTCCGGAATCTGAGTCTGTACTAACCATCGCATAAAACCGCTGACCGTTTTAGCCCGCTTTAAATCGTTACCCTCTACCGGAATAGCTACGATATTGGCCCTACGAAAAGCCATGCATTGCATAGCCACCTTGGCGTTAATGGCCTCGTCAGTAAGGAATACCCGAAGATCCGAAGCTCCGTCCCACGGAGTGGGGTCAATCTTAGACCCTTCTCGGGAATGCTTCCGCCCATCAGAACTTTGACCATTCCAGATAGCGTACCGGGTCTCGTAATTATCCCGGCATTGGTCCACGTACGGCTGTAGATTAGCTACGCAATCCTCGAAGGATTTTTTTATCGTACCAAAATCCGGACCGGAGCCTTCCGGAGGGGCTTCTTGTAAGCTAGAGTCGGTAGCGGGAGAATCGCTACCATCATAAGAACTCATATTAAGCAGCTTTTTACCATTTAAAACGGTTTGTCAATAGCCTTTTGCCCTTCTGGGCGGTTAGCTTTTTATGTTTTGCCCAAGCATGGGCGGATATATTTTTAGGCTTATTCATAGTTAGTAGACTCCGGTTCGGTTGTATCTATCAGGTTCTTTGTTATCCATAAAATCAGGATTGGAAACAGCAATGTAACGCAAACAATCGACGGGATCCTTAGTGGCTTCGTTCTTACCACCCGATGCGGTGTATTCCTGCAAGGCGTATATGATGTTATGACACCGCTCACTGACATACAACTTAGGGGCATTGATGCTCGTTATCTTAGCCGAGTCATCGTACGCTAGTTTGTTGGTTATGAGTTGTAGCCCGTTTTCTATGTCCACCCCCGGTGCGGGTATCACGGTCATACCTGCATCGTCTAGGTCGCTGATAATGGTCGTGGCTCCATCAGCACTTTGTTTCTCCGCCGCTCCCAATCGGGGGTCGATTAAGCGTTCCAAGATAATTTCACCCTCTTCCATGTTAAGGATTAGCTCCACGTAATCCTTAATCCCCTTACGGGATCCTTTCTGAGCTGGGCCAGCCTTACCTTCAATGGTGCTACCGGGCAATGCCCAGTCGTCATAGTCAGGCCACTCACGGTATACCCACCAAGTGTTATCGGCATCGATAGCTACCCAGAGCATGAACCAGTTTTTAGAACCCGCAGGGTCGATAGCCATGAACCGGGTAACAGCGTAGTCCGGATTTTTAATCCAAGGCATCTGGTCGTGAGGCACGACATTGACGTCCTTGTTAAATCCGGGGAACGCTCCTGAGATAGCCTTGGTAGGAATGCCATGAGCCCGAGCAAGGATCTCATCCTTGGGTCGGCTCTTTATCTTGTCTAAAAAATCCCCCGTATCAATAAAGGCATTATCCTCGGTCCAGAAATAAAAAATACCTGCTCCCGGTCGAGACAGGCTTTCTTGAATTACCGGTAGCTCTCGACCCACTAGCGAAGAAAATCTTTTTTCAAGGGTACGGGTCTTACCCAGAATATCCTGAATCAACGAAGTCCATCCGGACAAGGTCGTAAACGTAAGGATTAACCTACCATGATGGTCAATGGTGCGATAGATTAGCGTCTCGAACATCTTAGCCGGTAGCTCTTCGTCACACCAGATAACGTGTGACTTGAACCCCTCGGTTACTTGCGCGTCCTGCTGGTACTGCCGGTAGTTTCCAAACTTTATAACCCCTCCCCTTCGCGCTCCGGGATGGGGAGGTAAGATGCAGACGTTATCTGTGAAACCATTCTTCTGACTGTACTGCACAGAGTGATGGATACCCTTCTTGGTGGGCAGATTTTTAATCCCAACGGGTAGCGCGTCCCAGATGAAGCGTTGCTGGTCCTCGATGGACCGGTCTTCGTTGACATGGTAAGCTCTGACCTCGGCTTGAGGGATAGTGCCAGCCGCCCACACGCATAGGCGGGAGGCAAACATGGACTTACCAGAACGCTGTCCTCCTAGGATAACTATGATGCTATACTTGGACCAAGCTTCCATGGCCTTGCGCCATGACGGCAGCACCCATCCAGAACCCACTGGATTTATGTCAGCCCTTTGCTCCGCGTACTTGCGAGCCGTGGCATACTTAGCCAAGTCGGAGTGCGATAGCGCAGCTAATTCTGCTTCTGTAGCGGGGGGCGACCAATCCATTCCGAAATTCGGTTTATACTGATCCGCAAAAACAGATAGGTCTTTCATTTACCACATTGACACTGGGGAATTCATCCCCACCGTCAAGTTGTGAAAGTAAAAATCCGTAAGCTGCCTTTGCAAGTTAGAATTGACCAAGCTTTGGAAACCCGCATTATAACCAGTGCATTTAAGAACAGTCGTTCCCTAACCAAAGAAATTAATCACTCTTTGCGTAAACTCTATCTGGTTAAATAATCTTGCCCCTGACATGCACAAAAAAATTCCTGATGAACTTGATCTCTTTGGTGAAATCATCCCTCTCGACTTGCCTAAAGCTAAGTCTAAAAAGATGGACGAAGAGGCTCCCGAAGAAGAGTCCGGGGATGAAACCTTTTACACTGACAACTATAACACCGATCTATCGCCTCAAGCGGAAGAAAAGTTTCAAAGCTGGGTCGAAAAGCAGTCGGAAATTAAAGGGCGAGATCTCCTCCGAGACTTAGAGGACTACGACTTGCGTGGTTTTTGGAAGGCTGGTGCTCATGCCGACGCGAAGTCTGGTCATGGTAGCGACATGTTTAAGAAGCCTAACCATCCCACCTTTAGCGATGAGTCCAAGTACAGCGGCACCATTGCTCCGCATGGTGGCAATTACATGGGTGGGAGTTGGGGTAAGGACGACGATAACATGGACACGTTTACCCCCTCTAAGCACATGATGGCTAACACACACGACGAGGAATCCTTAAAGAAGTACATGGAGGAGCGGGAGCCTAATACCATCCTCATCCTTCCCGATAGCGAGGAGATGAAGGAGGAGGAGGAGGACAAGCCGATGGACATGGACATGGACATGGAGGAAGAGGATATGCCCCGAGCTAAGTCCCGCATGAAGAAAGTACCGGTAACGCAAATCACTATCATTGGTAAGAAGCCAATGGAGGACGAAGACTTCTAACATGAAATCCAAATCCACGGTAAACTCGGCTGGTGTTTACACCAAGCCAACGATGCGAAAGCGTCTGTTTAACACGATTAAGGCTGGTACTAAGGGCGGCAACCCCGGTCAATGGAGTGCCCGCAAGGCCCAACTGTTAGCCACTAACTACAAGAAAAATGGCGGCGGCTACACAACCTGATGAAACCCCAGCAACAGGATCTTTTGGACTGGGGTAATCAGAAGTGGCGCACTGCCTCCGGTAAACCAAGCCTTAAAACCGGAGAGAGGTATTTGCCAGACAACGCATTTAAAGGTCTGAGCAAGGCTGAGATTGCCGCCACTAACGCCGCTAAGAAAAAAGGGATGAAGGCGGGTAAGCAATTCGTAGCCCAGCCTAAGTCCATTGCCAAGAAGACTGCCGGATACCGGTAAAGAAACTTTATGAACCTACCTGTCACCTACTCGCCTTTCAATTGCCCAGCCACTGGTAAAACCGGCATCCAAGGTATCCGGGGAGTTGACGGTTCGGCTCAAGTTTTTGTCTCTGGGACGCTCGACACCGGGTCACTCCAGTATGGCCTGATCTATTGTGGCCCGCTTTCGCACAACGGTAGCCAAGGCCAGTGGTATCAATTTGCCTACACCAGCCCAGACTTCAGCGACGTGGTTAACACCTCATGCTACGGGCCGAATAACCACCCGTTGGGCATCGAGTGGGTCGGGTCGTACAAGCGTACCTCCACCGGGTCTTCTGCGCTCGGGTGCCTGTACCAAGGCCCGCTCAATGGCTCGGGCAGTTGGACGACCATCTCGCCTAATAACGGCGACACCAAGAACGTCTACGTCCACAGCATTATGGGTGGGCTGGCGGTTGGCAACTACGACACCAAGCTGACAAACGGCTTTGCGTTCATCTACGACATTGCGAGCAAGTCGTTTGATTACATTCTGGCCCCGAATGCACTGACCACGACGCTGTACGGCATCTGGCATAACGGTAAGGAGAACTATACCCTTGCGGGTGGGTTTACCTCAAAGGATTTGGGCAGTGCGTCTCAGGCGTTCCTTGCCGATTGGAATAGCCGCACGAAGAAAATGACCAACTTCCGTGCCTATCAGGGGAACAACGAGAAAATCAGCAGCCTAGTGACCCACTTCGAGGGCATCACCGAATCTCCGGGCGGCTACAACATCGCCGCTGGTTTCGCCAGCAAGACGGACGCGGACGGAGCAGCCTTCGCCCGTATCCGGCGCAATCACGACGGCACCTTTGGCGAAGCCAATTGGCAGAACCTTCGCTACCCCGAACAAGCGGTAAGAATCACCACCTCGGACACGGTCTACGAAAACAACGTCCTTGGTATCTTGGTCTCAGAGAACGGCCTTGCCTCCTATCTGGCCCGGATAGGATAGGGGTTGGTCCGGGTGGTGAAATGGCAGACACTAGGGACTTAAAATCCCTTGCTCGTAAGAGCGTGCGGGTTCGACCCCCGCTCCGGGCACTACCGTTATACCAAACGGAAGACGTAGGTTTTACCCCCGTAATTACGGAGGGAATAAACCTTACCCTGCTTGACCCCCTCGTATGAATAGAACCGGTTTGAGGGTTTCCATTCACCGGGGTCAAACTGTATCTCGGTAATGCCGGGGCAGGGCAAAGCGGCAAGAATTGCCCGGACGCGGTCTGCTTGGGGCTTGATGCGGAGCTTGTGTTCCCGGTCGGGTCCGGTGGATAGGAGGGTCATAAGTGGGCGGGTCACTCCTTCGCCATCTTGTTGAGGTCAGCGTTGCGTCCCAGTTCAGCGTGCCACGTTTTCTCGGGCATCACACGGTACTGCTCAATGGTGCCGGGGCTAGGCCGCACGAAGCTGTCGTCGCGCCACAGGATGCGGTTGTTAGGCTGGGCAGCAATCTGACCGCTGCCATCATCCAGCAACAGGAGATGGTAGCACTTGTGCTCCGGCGGGTACTGGCTGTAGCCGTTGTCGGTGTGGTCCAAGGTGAACCAGTAGCTTGCCGGGACCATCACCCCGTCCCGGCTGCGGTAGTGGCAACCCATCTCGCGCAGGTACTCGTACTGGGTGACACTGAAGTCCCAGCCGTGGGAATCCCACGATTGTAACTGTGGCAGGTCATGGACTTTGTCGGAGGTAGGCTGCTCATGCCTGAGCTTGTGCAGTGGGATCCTTGCCCATTGGGACCCAGCTTCCGTAAGGATGCTAAAATGCAGGGCTCTAGAAGGTATAGAAGTTACCCCAAATACGACACACCGATCAAGGGTGCTTGAGGTTATAACGTCCCCACGTAGGATACCTTTTTCCACGTACCCGTACAACTGCTGGGGTACACTGGCATTGAGACAGTGGTGGGGCACTTTAAATTTCCCTATAATAAGAAGTATCTCCTACTTCTTCTTCTAACCTTACTAGTATCTTAGAACCTATGGAGTGGTTACGGGTTTTCCACAGAAGGGACTTCTCACCATCTGGAAGGATAATCCCGATTAACCGGGGATTGATAGGCTTGGAATAAACCTCGGCTACGACAGGCTGTTGGGAGTCCTTAACCGCGACGGGTTCAGGTTCCGGTTCCGGTTTAGGCTCACTGACGGGAGGACTGTCCTTCTTGGTGATAACTTCTGGGGCACCGTACACGGCGTCCAGCAGGCAGTCGTTCAACACCAAGTTATTTAGGGAGCAAAGGTCTTTGGCCCGGTCCAGTTTGTCGGCTAAGATAAACTCCCTTACCATCCTACGTACCTTGGTGAGCCGATTCCTAGCTTTTATTTCTTCGAGGGTCATACGTCTATGGGCTTTTTTATGATGTTCAAGTCGGCCATAATCTCTTCGCGGCTGCGGTCCCCGTAGTGATTCACCTGAATATTCACCTGAGCAGCACCGAGTTGGCTGCGTACATCAAGAGCCCGTCGCTTGTCCTCAGTCACGCTGAAGATGAAGCCTAGCTCCCCAGTCTTAAACTTGTCGTCGTCTATCTTCTCCTCGATCCGCTTAACTATTTTGTCGGATAGGATGGCGAGTTTCTCGCCCATGCGGGTGTTAAACTCCTCTAAGGTGGTGCCAAGAATTGCGGTCATACGTTTGCGGTCGTCGCTTTTTATTACCCCCGACGCAGTCGGGGCTACGCAGGTTATTGGCTTACCAGCTAGGATCTTAGATGCTACCTCGTCAATCACGCTTTCGGTATCCAGCACAAACTTGGGAGGTTGATAGCCCTTGGGACGTCCCCCTTTTAGGCCGTTTATACGCACTGCCCTAGCTCGTAATTCCGACATGGCCGAAAAGTTAAGGGAAGTAATTGGATACGTCAAGGCAGTAGGGGGTTTTGGGGCGTAAGGGGATGGGGGATAGCGCATTGCAAGAAAAAATCTTAGCGACTGAATCTATATAATATGCGCGACCGCACGCGCCGCTGACCCCCTCCCCCCCTGTGGCTGTCTAGATAGAGCGGCAAAAATGGCGGCACGGGGTGACCGGCGACGGCGGCACGGGGCGACCGGCGATGCGGCGATGCGGCGATGCGGTGACCGGCGGCGGCGGCGGCGGGGTGACGGGGTGACCGGGCGACCGGCGTTTTCCGGGGTGACCGGCGGTGACCGTACAACCGGCGTTTTCCGTCCGTAGGACGGAACCAATTCACCCAATCACGTAAGTCGTTGAACGAATCACGTAAGTCGTTGCAGCTCCGTTGACCTCCAAAATCCATTCCTGCCACTCTGGAGCCATTCGCCGCCCGGTTCGACCCGTGACGGGTCCCCGGAGCCAAAGCCCCGCAAAAGCCCCTTTCCCGGCGTTTGAGACGCTATCCGTTTTCTGGGTGTATAACTCACTGTTCTCCAGTGATTTGCACCATTCTAGCCCATTCACTAT